GGTCTGATCCGCACCGCCAATGACGAGCCGGAAGATGACGACATCCCGCGCCCCCGCCGCAAGAGGTACTATTGATGGCTGACGCAGCATTCGCCGGGCAGGGCATCGCCGCAGCTGACCCCGACCTCCTCGACCCGGCGGCGGCCGCCATCATCCCGAACGAGGACGGCGGGGCGATCGTCAACTTCGACGGCGCGACACCCCCGGACGCCCCGGCCGAACTGGCCTTCGACGCCAACCTCACCAGCCTGTTCACCGAGGCCGAACTCGACAAGCTCGGCGGCGAGATCTACCGGCTGACCGAGGAAGACGAGCGCGGCCGTGCCGAGTGGCGCAAGACCTACGCGCGCGGCCTCAAGCTCCTCGGCCTCAAGTACGAAGAGCGCACCGATCCGTGGGAGGGCGCCTGCGGCGCGTTCCATCCGCTGCTGCTCGAAAGCGTCATCCGCTTCAACGCCCAGGCGATGATGGACCTGTTCCCGCCCGCCGGGTCGGTCAAGACCCAGGTGGTCGGCAAGGTCACCCCCGAGAAGGAGCGGCAGGCCGAGCGCATCCGGCGCGACATGAACTGGCAGCTCGGCGAGCGCATCACCGGCTTCCGCGCCGAAACCGACATGATGCTGACCAACCTGCCGATGGCCGGCACGACCTTCCGCAAGTGGCGCTTTGACAGCAAGCGCAAGTCGCCGGCCGCCGAGTACGTGCTGCCCGAGCATGTCGTCATGCCCTACACCGCGGCCAGCCTGGCCTCGGCCGATCGCTTCGCCATCATCCTGCCGAAGACGGTGAACTGGATCGAATCGATGATGGCCGACGGTTTTTACCGCGAGGTCAAGATCGGGCAGGGCCAGACCAAGCACACCGAGATCACTCGGGAAAAGGACAAGATCGAAGGCAAGTCCGACGCCAACACGGGCGAGGACGCGCTGCACCGCCTGTACGAGAGCCATATCGACTGGTTCTTCGACGGCATCGATCCGCTGGTCACCGACAAGCGCCCGCATCCCTATGTCATCACCGTCGACAATATCAGCCAGAAGGTTCTCGGCATCCGCCGCAACTGGCGCGAGAACGACGCGGCGATGGAACGCCAGGTCGACCTCGTCCAGCACAAGTACATGCCGGGCTTCGGTCCCTACGGTATCGGCCTGATCAACATCCTCGGCGGCCTGACCGAGAGCGCCACGTCGATCCTGCGCCAGCTGGTCGACGCCGGGACGCTGAGCAACCTGCCGGCCGGTTACAAGACCAAGCAGGCGCGGATCAAGGACGACTCGTCACCGATCGGCCCGGGCGAATGGCGCGATGTCGAGGTCGGCATGGGGACGCTCAAGGAGAGTTTCTTCGCGCTGCCCTACGGCGAGCCGAGCACCGTGCTTGCCGCGCTGCTCGGCCAGATCGTCGATGAAGGGCGCCGCCTCGGCTCCGTCGCCGACATGAAGATCACCGACATGACCGGGCAGAACATGCCGGTCGGCACGACGCTCGCCATTATCGAGCGCTCGATGAAGGTGATGAGCGCCGTGCAGCAGCGGCTCTACGAGAGCTTCAAGTCCGAGTTCAAGGTCCTCGCTGAGATCATCAAGGACTTCATGGGAGAAATCCCGTACCCGTTCGAGCTCGAAACCCGCGACCAGCAGGCGACGCGCGCCCAGGATTACGGCGACGCCGTCGACGTCATCCCGGTCGCCGACCCGAATGCCTCGACCATGGCGCAGCGCATCATGGTGATGCAGGCCATCATCCAGCTGACGCAGACCGCCCCGAACATCTACAACCTGAAGAATGTCCACCGCGACATGATCACGGTGCTCGGCTCGGAGAAGGCCGACTACTACATTCCGCCCGAGGAAGACGTGCTGCCCCGCGACCCCGTCACCGAGAACATGGACATCCTCACTGGCAAGCCGGTGCGCGCCGGCATCGGCCAGGACCACGCCGCGCATATCACCGTCCACATGTCGGCCGCCGAGGACCCCAAGGTCGTCAAGATGCTGACCAACAATCCGTCGGCGCCGAGCATCCTCGCCGCCGCCAACGCCCATGTGCTCGAGCATCTGGCGTTCCAGTACCGGCAGGAGATCGAGGAGCAGCTCGGCGTGCAGCTGCCGCCGCCCGGCGAGCCGCTGCCCGAGGATGTCGAGTACCAGATCAGCCAGCTCGCCGCCGCGGCGGCCGAGAAGCTGCTCGACAAGAACAAGGCCGAAGCGCAGGCGCAGGACATCCTCGACCAGCTCGAAGACCCTGTCATCCAGAACGAGCGCCGCAGCCTCGACATCAAGGACAAGGCAGAGGACACCAAGCGGCTCAAGGCGCTGGCCGAGATCGACGCCCGCGAGGCCGACCGGCTGAAGGACGTGCTGCTCACCATCTTCAAGGAGATGAGCGAGACCGAACGCTCGACGCTCGCCGCCGAGATCCAGAAGGGTGCGCACGCCGACGAGGTGCAGCTGCGCACCGCCGAGATCGCGTCCGACCTCGGGCAGGGCATGATGGGCAAAGTCGCCGACCTGCTCGTCGCCCGGGTCAAGAGCGACGGTGAGCGTGAGAAAGCCAGGGCGGCCATGAGCCGGACGGTGAACTGACATGGCTGAAATCCCGACCGGCAATCGCATCCTGCGCCACATCGCCGACCGGCGCACCGCCGCGCTGCATGCAGCCTCCGCGCCGCTCGATTACAAGCTCGCCGCCGACCAGGTGGGCATCTACTATACAGCGGCGCTGTCACGTTATAACGTACTGGACGACCTCTATGAGGAAGTTGCCGAACTTCTGAAACAAGGAGACGACCTTGACTGACCTACTGGCGAAGGAATCGCCTGCACTGAAAGCTGACCTTCGCGCCAGCTACCCCAGCCTCGCCAAGACGCTGGCCCCGAACCGCCCCCGCGACGAAAGCGATACCGAAGTCGTGGTCCTCCCCGACCCGGTCGGCTACCACATGCTGGTCGCCCTGCCGACTTTCGCGCAGCAGACTGCCTCGGGGGTCTACATCCCCGACACCGTCAACGAACGCGAGCGCGCAGCCACTGTCGTCGGCCAGGTGCTGGCGATGGGCTCCGATTGCTACTCCGATCCGCGCAAGTTCCCCGGCGGGCCGTGGTGCAAGGTAGGGGACACGGTGCTGTTCTCCCGTTATTCCGGCATGCGCTTCAAGTCCAAGGACGCCGAGAGCGGCGACATGGTCGAGTACCGCATGCTGAGTGACGACCTGATCGTCGGCACGGTGCCGCACGGCGCCGAGGTCGGAGGTCTCTGATGGCTGGACGCCAGGGTTTCGCCCCCGCCGGCAATGACCGGCACAAGATGCAGAAGCTGCCCGACAGCGTCGACGACCTGCCGGAGCGCGTGGTGGTCGACCTCGATGCCGAGGACCAGAACGCCTACACCATCGTCGATGACACGCCCGAGGAAGATCGCGGCCGGCCGACGCGTGTCGACAAGTCGATCCTCGATCAGGAAGACGACCTGCGCGGCCTGTCGAAGAACGTGCAGAAGCGCATCGATCGCCTGCGCTTCGAGACGGAAACCGAGCGGCGTGGTCGTGAGGCCGCCGAGCGCGAGCGCGATGCCGCCGTGGCGCTGGCGCGCACCCGCGAGGAAGAGAACCGCCAGTTCCGGGAGCGCGAGCGCACCGGCGTATCGGCCCTCGCCGCATCGATGCGGGAGGCGCAGGAAGCCAAGCTCGAGGATGCCAAGCGCCGGCTGAGTGCCGCGCATTCCGACGGCGACAGCGCCGCCATCGCACAGGCAACGGCCGATATCGGCTCGGCCACGGCGCAGCTGTCGCAGATCGTGACGCGCACGCCGAAGGCCGAAGACACCGCCAGCGAGCGCCGGGTCGAGCCGCAGCGCCAGCCGGAACAGCCGGCCAGCAATCTCGCCCCGAACGTCGAGCGCTGGATCGGCCGCAATCGTGACTGGTGGCAGCGCGACTCGGCCAAGACGGCCAAGGCGATGAGCCTCCACTACGACCTGGTGGCGCGCGGCGTGCAGCCGAACTCGGCTGATTACACGCGCGAATTGGACAAGGGCCTGAAAGCCGTGTACCCAGAGCATCAGTATCTTGACTTCCCGTCGGATGACGACGGCGGGCGCCGCAGGGAAACAGCTCCTGCTCCGCGGCGCACGAACGTGGTGGCGGAAGGTTCGCGTGAAACGCGCACCAACCCCTCGCGCAGCGTGGAGCTGACAAACTCCGAAGTCGCTCTCGCCCAGCGAATGCGGATTCCACTGGCCGTTTACGCGGCCGAAAAAGCCAAGAAGCTCCGAGCTGAAGGGAATGGCGCAGAATGACCGAGACCCTCGATCCCTGGGAAGACCTTGCAGGTCCATCCACCAGAACGCCGCGGTCTCTGGAGACGCGTGAAAAATCCGAACGCAAGCGGCAGTGGGTGGAGCCCACGCTGATCCCCGACCCCGAACCCCGCGACGGCTGGGCGTTCAAATGGGTGCGGGCGGCCAGCCGAGGCACCGACGACAAGAACAACGTTGAGAAACGTCGTCGGGAAGGATGGGAAGCGGTTCGCGCCGAAGACCATCCCGAGATCCTCGCCGAATGGCGCAGTGACCAGACTCACGGACTCATCGAACACGGCGGCCTGCTGCTGTGCAAGATGCCCCAGGAGATGGTCGACCAGCGCCGTCAGTTCTATGACAGGAAGACCCGTGACGGTCTGAACTCGGCCGAAGAGCATTACATGCGCGACGACCATGAACTGATGCGGAAAGTTTCGGAGAATCGACGCAAGGTCGTCTTCGGGCCATCATCCCGTTGACATGACGCCAATTCTTCAGGAGGCCTAAATGGCTAGCACCGCATACCCCTACGGCATGGTTCCGGTTGAGAACTATGGCGCAGGCTACAACACCCAGGGCTTCGAGACGGTTCCCATCCTCGACGGCTACACCACCTCGATCTTCTTCGGCGACGTCGTCAAGCTGGCGGCGGATGGTTCGATCGAGAAGGACACCGGCACCACGACGCTGACGCCCTATGGTATCTTCCTCGGCTGCGAGTATATCGACCCGGCGCTCGGCTACCTGTTCGAGAGCCAGTACTGGCCGGCTTCGACCACCACGGGCTACACCACCTGGCCCAAGGTGCCGAAGGCGCGCGTCCTCACCTTCCCGATGGGCGTGTTCCAGATCCAGGCCAACGGCCCGGTGGCCTACTCGGATGTCGGCGCCAACGCGGCGATCATCCAGACCGCCGGCTCGGCAGCCATTGGCAAGAGCCGCAACGCGCTAAGCGCCTCCAGCATCAACACCACGGATACGCTGCCCCTGCGCATCGTCGGCCTGCTCGACAGCCCGACCAACGCTTCGGGTGACGCGTACACCGACGTGCTTGTTGTCTGGAATGGCGACCAGCAGATTCTCAACCCGACCGGCGTCTAAGGAGTACTGACAGATGGCTGCAATTTCTCGTGCCCAGCTGCTCCGTGAGCTTCTGCCGGGCCTCAACGCACTCTTCGGGATGTCGTACAACGAGTATCCCATGGAGTTCATGGACATCTATACCGAGCACTCTTCGGAGCGCTCGTTCGAACAGGACCAGAAGGTTACCGGTTTCCAGTCTGCTCCCACCAAGCAGGAAGGTTCCGCGACGCTGTTCGACACCGCGCAGGAAGGCTACACCTCGACGTACAACATGGAGACCATTTCGATGGGCTTCGCGCTGACGCAGGAAGCCTTCGAAGACAACCTCTACGACTCCCTGAGCGCCCGCTATTCGCGTGAGCTCGGTCGCGCCATGCGCAACACCAAGGAGATCAAGGCGGCTGCCATCCTCAACACCGGCTTCACGGCGCTCGCGTCGGGTGGCTATGGTGTCGGCGACGGCGTCCCGCTCTACTCGACCGCCCACCCGCAGGTGGCCGGCCCGGTGATCTCCAACCGCCCGTCTGTCGCCGTCGACCTCAACGAGACTTCGCTCGAGGCCGCCGTCATCCAGATCGGCAAGTGGACTGACGATCGCGGCAAGCTCATCCAGGCTCGTGTCCGGAAGATGATCGTGCCGATCGACAACCAGTACACGGCGATCCGCATCCTCGAAACCCAGCTGCAGCCCGGCACGGCGAACAACGACGTGAACGCCATCCGGACTTCGGCCTCGGTGCCCGAGGGCTTCGCGGTGAATCACTACCTGACCGACCCGGACGCGTGGTTCCTGATGACCGACGTGCCCGAAGGCTTCAAGTATTTCAACCGCGTCCCGGTCTCCGAGGATTCGGATGGGGACTTCGACACCGGAAACATTCGCTATAAACAGCGCGAAAGATACGCCTTCGGCGTCTCCGACTACCTCGCATCCTACGCTTCGCCGGGAGCCTGACAATCGTCTGGCCCTTCGTGGTTCAGCAGCAAGGGCGCTTCGGCGCCCTTGTCATTTCCGAGACCCAGCCGCAGCCCGGCACGGCGAACCTCGACGGAAACAGTTGACGCCAGCAAAGAACACGCGCAACCTACCCTCGCATGATGACGCAACTCCTCCCTTGACTTGAGGCCCTCCCACAAGGAGGGCCTTTTCTTTTCTGCGCCGAGCGCGTACCGTCGCGCATCTACCGCCCGGTGAGGTAACCAACCCTCGGCTACTCCGGCTGCCGCGCGGTACATGGAGCAAGACACGGCTATGGGCCTGACCAATTTTCCGAACGGAATTTCGTCTTTCGGCATCCCGGTTTTCGGCGGCGGGACGATCCCCGTCACCCCGGGCAATGTGTATTTCGTTGACTACACCAACGGTTCCGACGGCAACCAGGGCGGGCTCACTTCCCCGTTCAAGACCGTCGAATACGCATACAGCCGCGCCACGACCAACAACGACGACGTCATCTGTCTCATGGGCAGCGCCACGCATGTGCTGAGCGCCATGCTCACGGTGTCGAAGAGCCGCGTGCACTTCATCGGCATCGACGGCACCGACGGCCGTCTGTACGGGCAGAACGCCAAGGTCAGCCTGACGGCCACCTCCGGCGCCACCAACGTGTTCACCATGAAGAACACCGGCGTCCGCAACTCCTTCACCAACATCAAGTGGATCAACGCAAGCACGGTGGCGCAAGGACTCTATTGCGTCGGCGAGGGCGGCGAATACGCGCTCTACAACAACTGCGAGTTCTACAAGTCGACCGACCTGGACGAGACCACGGCGGCCGAGCTGGTGCTCAACGGCGACAGCGCGCAGTTCTTCAACTGCACCTTCGGCTCGCTGGCGGACCTGCTGGTCGGCAACATCATCCGGCCTTGCGTCGATCTCACCAAGGAGCTCGTCGGCACAGGACTGGTGACGCGCGACTGCACCATGGTTGACTGCTCGTTCTGGCGGCAGCTCGCGGGGACTGCCGGCGTGTTCATCCGCGCCGCGGCCAGCGCCGACGTCGAGCGCCTGCTGCGCCTGGTGCGCCCGTCTTTCGTCGCGGCCAATCTCGGCTCGACCCCGGCGGTCTGTATCAGCCTCGGCGCCACCCTGACCGACGGCTGGATCGCCGTCGAATACCCGAGCGCCTTCAACGTCACCAAGATCGCTACCGGCACCGGCGTTCTGGTCAGCGGCCCGGCGGTCAACAGCGGCACCGGCATCGCGGTCAACGCGGCCTGATCTGACAACGCTCGAGGCGACGGCGTGCTCGCGCCGTCGCACCACTTTCTGCTCGGAAAGGTTTGGCCATGGCCGCCACGAATATCTCCCTCAAGGACTGGCTGCTTGGCTGGATCGTTCCCAACCCGAACGGCACCGGCACAGGGTCCGTCGGCATTCAGGCGGTCACGCTGGTCGACTCGGCCGGCACTCCGACAGGCGGCAGCCCCGCGGCTTTCTCGACCGCCACGGCTACCCAGGTCGCCGCCAGCGCCACGGCGGTGACGATCCTCGCCGCGAACACGGCGCGCAGGGGCGCGACCTTCTACTACGACGCAGCCGCCATCCTCTATCTGCTGCCGGGCGCCGGAACCCCGACAGCCTCCGTCTACCAGATCAAGATGGGGTCGGGGCTCTACACCTACTACGAGTTGCCGCCCGGCTACACCGGGATCGTCAAGGGTATCTGGTCAGCCGCGACGGGCAGCGTTGACGTGGTGGAGTACACCTGATGCCTGCTTTCGCGCCCCCGTTCAATCCACTCGTCGTCCGCCGTGGCGTGACACGCCGCCGGCTACTTATCGTTGGTACGAGCCAGGATGTCGTCGCGGCCGCCAGCACCTACTCGTCACGACTGTGGTGGGTGTGGGCGCTCGCTCAGATGGGGTGGCCATACGAGCTGGCCGGCGTTATCGCCGGCAGCGGATGGACTGCCGCGAATGCGTTGGCAGGGTTCAATTCCCAGATCGGGGCGATCCTCGCCGACGGCCCAGTCGACGAAATCTGGGACAATGTCGGGCAAAACGACATTACTTCCGCCGCGGCCGCAGCAGCGGCTCTTCTTGTTGAAGATCAACTCGTAGCCGCCTACGCGGCAATTGGCGTGACACGCGTGGTCAAGACGACGGCAAACCCCCGCGTCACCATGACCGCTGCGCTGCAGCAGGGCCTGGCGACGTGGAACTTCGGGTTGATGCAACGCGGGCGCCAGTGGGCGTCCAGCTCGCCCTCGTTCCAATGCGTCGATATGGGTGCTGTGCTCCGGGACACGACCAGCGCAACAGGCGCGGCGCTCTCGTCCCTGTGCTACGACGACCTGCACGCCAACAGCGCGGGGGCCATGGCCGAAGGCCAGTATTTTGCCGAGTCCCAGGCGGGCAATTATGCCGTGATGGACGACTACCCGATCTCGAACATCGATAGCCGGTTCTCTAACGCCAACAGCAGCCGATTGCTGGTCAATCCGATGCTGTCCGGCTCCGGTGGCACGAACGACGGCGGCGCGTCGGGCACCCTGCCCGCAAGCTGGAACGTCGGCACCGGCGCAACGGCCGTGACCGGTGCTGTGGCGTATGCCACGGGCCTGCCCCGTCAACGACGGTGGATGGATGTAACTTTCGGAGGAGCGGCCGGAAACTTCATTATCATCCGACAGTTCGGCGGGTCGATCGCTAGTTATGTGACCCCGGGCACAACCAAGGTGCGGGCGCGTGTCCCCATCCGCAGCTCGGCGGTAGCGGCCACGCTCACCACCCTATCCGTATACTGCCAGTGCTTTGACGCAGGGTTCGGAACTACTCTGAACGCAACCGTCCTGACCTCGGCCGGCGGTGACGTATACGGGCAGTTCCCCGCGTCCGTCACGGCGGAGATCCCGGCTTTCGTCATCCCCCTCACCACGGTCTACCTGCAGTTTATCGTCGAAACGGTCTGGGGCGGGGTGCCATCGGGGGTGATCGGCGTCGCCGAGCCGCTGCTGGAGTTCTTCTGATGCGCAGGCGACGACTGGTTTGATAAGGAGCTAAGCCCATGGCGGCAACACATTACGGCGCGCGCGACTGGATGTTTGGCTACTCGGCCAACGTCACGCTGTCGAACGGCAACACGGAGCCCGCGTATCTCGCGGGCGTCGTGCTGTCGGATTCGGCGGGGGTAGAGTATGGCACCGGAAACCCTTTGCCGGTATCGGCGACCATCAGCGGCACCGGTGCCGTTAATCTGGCGCAGGTTGCGGGCACCAACACTGTAACCGCCGGGGTGTCTGGACTCCTGGCTACCGGCGGCAACGTAGCCGCGGGCGTTACGGACACCGGAAACCCGCTAAAAATAGGCGGCAAGGTCGAGAGTAACGCCAACGGGCTAGGCCCCTGGACTGCTGGCCAACGCGGTGACGTGTGGCTGACGACTACCGGCGCGGTGATGATCGGCGGCGGCGCGGTCACGCAAGGTGACAACCGGATCTTTAACCCGACGACCCCCATCGGGCAGAACAGCTCGCAAAGCCTCGGGTGGTATAGCGTCCCGCAGGTTTTCAACGGCACTGGGTGGGATCGACAGAGGGGCAACACCACCGGAACTATCGTCATCCCTCCGTCGGGGTGGCAGTACGCCGCCGCCGCGAGCGGCATCGTGAACACCACCACGGCGGTCACCATCAAGACTGCCGCCGGCGCAAACGTTCGAAACTATGTTTCGGCAATCACGATCCAGACGAATGGCGCGCTCGGGGCGGCAACCGAAGTGGCTATTCGCGACGGCGCTGGGGGCACTGTTCTGTGGCGCGGGTATATCGGGACCGCGGGGCTCGGCATGACGAGCATCAGCTTTGACAACCCGTTGGTTGGCAGCACCAACACGCTGCTCGAATTTGTCACCTTGACGGCTTCAGTCACCGGCGCAGTCTACCTCAACGCCCAAGGTTACACCGGAGCGTAGCAATGGGCGGGCAAGGAACCAGGCAATGACGAGCTACACCACCATTTTTGCTCCGTTGGCCCCCGCCACGGGGATCAACGGCAGCGAGATCGTACCTATCGACCAGCCGGACGGCAGCGGCGGGCACACGACGTTGCGCACCACCGCGGCAGCAATCGCGGCGCTCAACGCCAGCGACATGCCAAGTGCCGAGACGCGTACCGCGCTGGCTACGCTGGACTCGGCAACCTACCCGACGGCCTATCTGCTCGAGGAAGGACGCGAAGGCATCTTCCAGTGGGACGCCTCGGACCTCTCGGCGCTGGTGACAGTGGACACCCAGCAGGGCGTCTACGTGGCGCCGGCGTCCGCGCCGACGGGCGTATCGGGCGCGTGGGTGCGCAGGCTCGCCGGCAAGACCTGCACCCCGGAGATGTTCGGGGCGGTCGGTGACGGGGTAACGGACGACACCGCCGCATTGCGCGGGCTGTCGGCGGTTCTCAACGCGACAGACGGCGGATGGGTTGAATGCCGCGCCGGGGCGGTCTACCTGGGCGGGCTGCAGACGACTGGCGGGTCGAACTACCTCACCGGGCAGGCGCTGCTCTACGCCAACGGAGTCTCTTTCTTCGGCGTCCGGGGCAACGGCGCGACCATCAAATTCAAGTCGGGGATGCGGTTCGGCGCTTTCGACCCAGCAACAGGTCTGCCCATCGCTGGCCCGAGCATCCTTGCCTCTGAGCGCGCGGATATCGGCTACGCGGTGGACGCCCGCAATGTCGGGATGTTCGTCTGCACCGACCTAATTGTCGACGGTTCGTCGGACGTCGCCTACCTTGGCGGCCTATGGGGCGACACCGGTCGGCAGTGCATCCATTACGGGATCAGCGTGTCCGCGTGCGACCAGACGGTGCTGGGCAACCTGCTGATTTTCAACTCGTGTCTCGACGGCATCCTGTATGCATACGCCTCGCTGACCAGCCGCAGTGACGCCAAGCCGCTGCTGGTGCAGAACGTCGACATCGACAGCGTCGGACGCAATTGTTTTTCGCTGGTCGGAGCAAACCTCGCGTTGTTCCAGAACGTCAATTTTTCCAACTCTGGTGCTGCGCCCAATACCGCCAGCGGGGTATTCGGCAGTTCGCCAGCAAGCTGTCTTGATATCGAGGCGGAAGGCGGCGCGTACTGCCAGGATGTGCGGGTCACCGCGTCCAAGCTGATTTCCGGCGCGGGGTCCAACACCGCGATCGTCGCTGATAGTGGCACGTCCTACGACATTCTCGTGGAAGACACGCTCATGGTCGGGAACGTGTGGCTGGATAAGCCGCGCGTCCGCGTCGTTCGATGCCAGGTTTTCGGGAGGCTGTCTTCGCTCTATGGCGGGGCAGCGGAGGCCAACGACAACATCCAGTTTACCGACTGCCTGATCTCCGATGACGTGTCAGCATTCGCGGGCGTGCCCACGCCGACGTCGCTGGTAGTCGATACCCAAGGGGCGGGGGCGGGGGTTCAGTTCACCAACGTCACGATGAAGGTGGCCAACACCCGGATCAACCTTCGTGGCGCAATCGTGCGCGACAGCAAGATTTACTACGGGACCGGCACACCGATCGTCGCCAGCCGGGATTACGCCATCCTCGCCAACGGAGGCGAATGGGATCGCGTCCTCGTTTTCGACAGCATCCCAGTCGCCGCCCGCCCGGCGGATGCGTATTATATCGAGCGGCCGACAACCGCGAAGTTCTGCAACCTGACTTCCGCGACAGCCAAGCTCCGGTGGAACTCGTGGTCTACCGGGGCCGGCGGGTACGAGGGCGCGCTGTCCAATGGCGAACTGCCTGGCCGTAACGTCGCGCTGAACAAGAACCTGCGGAACGACTTCTACGCTGGCAAGCTCGGCGTCTACGCCAACAACGCGGTGCCCGCGTCTGGGACGTTCGAACGGGGGGCGTTCGCCTTTAACGACACGCCCGGCACGGCGAGCGCGGCAGCATTTATCTTTGGGTGGCGCGCAACGACAGCGGGGACGCCGGGAACATGGCAATCCTTGATCTGCGCGCTGAACGGGACCGGTTCGCCAGAGGGGGTTGTCACCGCCCCGATCGGCGCCCTCTACACGCGTACTGACGGCGGCGCAGGAACTACGCTATATGTAAAGGAATCCGGGACCGGCAACACCGGCTGGGTCGGGAAGTGAGAAGGCGTCCAGGATGACCACGAGCGGCACGACAACCTTCCAGCTGGACATCGTCGAGGCCATCGAAGAGGCCTTCGAGCGCGCGGGCCTCGAAAGCCGCAGCGGCTATGACATGCGCACGGCGCGCCGCAGCATCAACCTGATGATGCTCGAGTGGGCGAACCGCGGCCTGAACATGTTCACCTACGAAGAGCGCACGCAGCTGCTGACCTACAACACCGCCGAGTACGCGCTCGGCGCCGACATCGTCGACGTGCTCGAGCAGGTCGTGCAGCTGCCGCCCTACGCTGCCTCCCCGCAGATCTCGCGCCTGAACATGACGCGTGTCAGCGTCAGCACGCAGGCGACGCGTACCAATCCGAACATCACCGGCCGGCCGGTCGAGGTGTTCTACCAGCGGCTGACCGATGGCATCGTCGCGCATGTCTGGCCGCTGCCTGATAGCCAGGGTCCGTACACGCTGGTCTACTGGGCGCTGCGCCGCATCGAGGACGCCGGCGCGTTCACCAACACCGGCGATTTCCCGTTCCGCTTCCTGCCGGTGTTCGTCGCCGGGCTGGCCTACTACATCGCGCAGAAGAAGCGGCGCGACGACCCCGAGCTCGTCAACACGCTGAAGGGCGAGTACGGCGAGGCGTGGGAGGCCGCGTCGATGGAAGATCGCGAGAAGGCCACGCTGTCGATCGTGCCGCGCGGCTCGTCTTATCGGGTGAACTGATGGCGCACTCCGGCGGCACACGTTCCAGCGCCATCCGCCCTCCGTGGGCGCTCGGGCTATGCGACCGGTGCGGGTTCAGCTTCAAGCTGAACGAACTGCGCGAAGAGATTTTTGACGAGCGGCCGAACGGCTTGCTCGTCTGCAGCGTCTGCCTCGACGTCGACAACCCGCAGCTGCAGCTCGGCCGCATGAAGATCGACGATCCGCAGGCGCTGCTCGACCCGCGCCCTGACGTCGGCGTACCGGGAAGCACTGGTCTTTTTGGCTGGCTTCCGATAGGTAATCCATTGACGAACATCCAGTGCCAGGTCGGCAACATCACCGTTCTTGTGGCTTAAGGAGCTCCGACGATGAAGAACATGGTCAAGGTGAAGCCCGCCAAGATGACGGGCGGCGCAGGCGGCGGCCTCGGGCGGATCGAAAAGTCCGCCGCGGCCCCGGGCAAGAACACCAAGATGGGGATCCGCAAATGATCAAGCGCGGATGGGGCGCGGCGCAGAGCCGCAACAAGCCCGACAAGATCGTCGATCGCTACTGCATCAGCCCGCAGCTCGCCCCGCCAACGCTGACGCCGGTCGCGAAGAAGGCCTTCGCTGCCAGCGAGGACTACCACGAGGGGCGTCGCAAGTAAGTGCAGACCCTCACGGAAATGACCGAACAGGTGCAGTCATACACGTCGTATGACGACGCCGACTTTGTCGCTCAGATTCCGCGTTTCGTTCAGGCAGCCGAAGAGCGCATATTCTTTTTCGTCCAGCTGCCGTATTTTCGCGACGCCCAGACGGCGACGCTGACCACCGGCAGCCCGTACCTGCAACTGCCCAACGGGTTCCTCGCAGCGTCGAGCCTGTCGATCGAGACAGCCGACGGCTGGAAGTTCCTGCTCAACAAGGACGTCGAGTACATCCGCGAGGTCTACCCGGACGACACTGCTGTCGGCGAGCCGTTCTGCTACGCACTGTTCGAGGCAGCTACCTACACCTCGGTCATCATGGGGCCGACGCCCGATGACGACTATCCGTGCCAGTTGAATTATTTCTACCGGCCGCAGTCGCTGGTCGACTCGCCCGATGGAACGTGGCTCTCGATCAACGCCTTCGACACGCTGCTCTACGGCGCGCTCAGCGAGGCGAGCAATTATCTCAAGCGTGTTGCAGGTATCGACAACATGGGCGATACCTACGAGCAGCGGTTCCTTGTCGGCCTGCAAGGGCTGAAGAACCTCGGCGAGTCGCGCGACCGCAAGGACACCTACCGCTCGGGCGAGAAACGAAAGTCGGAGGCCGCATGAGTCTTTCCGTGGATGCAGGCCCCCAGATGGGCGTCATCGAGACCATCGTCACCAACGGGCGCGGGCTGAACCCCGACGAGCTGACCCGCATGCTGATGCCCAAGCTGATCTACATCAGCCCGGATATCCCGCCCGACGTGCGCGCCGCCGCCGAAGCGCAGCAGGAGCGCATGGCCGTGCTGGTGCACCACTACTTCGTGCAGGCGCAGCGCAGCCAGAATACAACTGTGTACAACCGCCTCATTGAGGCCGGCCACGTCGCGGCCGCCGAGATCGTAAGGAACCTCTGATGGCAATTGTCCAGGCGATGTGCACGAGCTTCAAGACGCAGCTCCTGACCGCCACCCACGATTTTACCAACACCACCGGCGACTCGTTCAAGCTGGCGCTGTTCCGCGCGCAGGCGTCGATCGTCGGCAGCTTCGGCGCGGCGACGACCAACTACTCGGACATGGGCGCCGACGAAGCGAGCGGCACCAACTACACCGCCGGCGGCTCGGCGCTGACCAATGTCACGCCGACCTCGAGCGGCACCACGGCCTATACTGATTTCGCCGACCTCGTGTTCACCAACGTCACCATCACCACCTCGGGCTGCCTCATCTACAACGACACCAAGTCGGACAAGGCCGTGGCCGTGTTCGACTTCGGCAGCGACAAGTCCGCGGCGGCCGGCGACCTGACCATCATCTTCCCGACGGCCGACGCCACCAACGCCATCATCCGACTGGTGTGACGGCAAATGGCGGACGGATGGGGCCGCGGCGGATGGGGGTCTGGCGAGTGGGGTACGGGCGCTACGGCCGGCGTGCTGATCAGCGAGGTCAGCGCCACCGGCGAGGTCGGTAGCTTCACGGTAGCCTTCGACACCTCGATCCTACCGACGACAGTCAGCGCCACCGGGACGCTCGGCACGCTGACCACCGCTCAATCCATAGCGTTGAGCGGCGTGGCTACCCAATGTCGGGTGGGTAGTGTATTCCTTTGGGGCATAGTGCCTCCGGCCCCGTCCGGTAACTGGGTGCCCGTCGTAACATGAGGATCTGATGGCCAGTACCTATTCCTCCTCCCTCCTTCTCGAACTGATGGCCACCGGCGATCAGTCCGGCACCTGGGGCGACACCACCAACACCAATCTCGGCACGCTGCTCGAGCAGGCCATCACCGGCGTGCTGTCGGTGGCGCAGGGCGACGTCGCCAACCTGACGCTGACCAGCACCAACGGCGCCAGCGACCAGGCACGCAACGCCGTCGTCAACCTGACCGGCGCCATGACAGCGGCGCGCAACGTGGTCGTGCCCACGGCGAACAAGCTCTACTTCGTCAAGAACTCGACGACCGGCGGCTACGCCGTAACGGTCAAGACGGCCGCCGGCACCGGCATCGCCATCCCGGCGACGACGGGCCGGTGGGTCTACTGCGACGGCACCAACGTCGTCGACATGTATTCGGGGGCCTTCACCCCGACGACCAACGACGCGACCTCGCTTGGGCTTTCGGCCACCGCGTGGTCGGACCTGTTCCTCGCCTCGGGCGCCGTCATCAACTTCAACGCCGGCAACTACACCATTACCCACTCGGCCAGCCTGCTGACCTTCAGCGGGCCGGTGTCGCTCGGCACCTCGAACGCGCTGACCGTCGGCTCAATCGAACTCGGGGCGGCCACCGACACGACGATCTCTCGGTCGGCGGCCGGCGTCATCGCCGTCGAGGGCGTCCCGCTCTATTCGAACACGCCGATCAACTCGCAGTCGGCGGCCTACACCACGGTGCTGGCCGACGCGCAGAAGACCATCCTGCACCCGACGGCCGACAACAACGCGCGCGTCTTCACCATCGACAGCAACGCCAACGTCGCCTTCCCGATCGGGACGGCCATCACCTTCGTCAACCAGATCAACACGGTGACCATCTCCATCACCGCCGACACGTTGACCCTCGCCGGCGCGGGCACGACAGGCTCGCGCACGCTGGCCGCCAACGGCATGGCCACGGCGCTCAAGATTGCCACGACATCCTGGATGATCTCCGGCGCAGGGCTGACCTGATGACAGCAGGGATCATCGCCCAGCTACTGGCGGGCACCGCCGCGATACGCGAACTGGACATTGACTACCTGATCGTCGCCGGCGGCGGCTCCGGCGGCACGGCAACGGCGTCGAAGGGCGGCGGCGGCGGCGCGGGCGGCATGCTTACCGGGTCGGTCGTGAACCTGACTTCCGGCACGTATGCGGTGGTCGTCGGCGCGGGCGGCACGGCAGTCGTCTCGTCAGGCATTGGTGTCAGCGGCGGCAACTCGACCTTCAACAGCCTGACGGCCATTGGCGGCGGCGGCGGCGGCGACGCCGGCGGGGCAGGGCTCAGCGGCGGTTCGGGCGGCGGCGGCGGCGCGGACAACAGCACCAGCGGCGCAGGCGGCGCGGGCACGGGCGGGCAAGGTAACAACGGCGGAACGGGGTCCTCGGCGGCGAGCGTCTCTGCGCGCGCCGGCGGCGCGGGCGGCGGCGCGGGCGCAGTCGGCGGCAACGCCTCATCGGGTGTCGGCGGTACGGGCGGCAACGGCACGGCGTCCTCGATCAGCGGCGCGTCGGTCACCTACGCGGGCGGCGGCGGCGGCGCGCGCTCCACAGGCGTGTCGGCGGGCGGTTCTGGCGGCGGCGGCGCGGGCGGCAACGATACGACCAACCCCGTCAGCGGCACGACCAATCTCGGCGCGGGCGGCGGCGGCGGTACGAACAACCGGACATCCGGCGCAGGCGGCTCGGGTGTCGTCATCATTCGCTACCTCGGGGCGCAGGTCGCCACGGGGGGAACGGTCACATCGTCCGGAGGCTACACCATTCACACCTTCACCAGCAGCGGCAACTTCGTGTTTTGACCTGTGCCAGACCTGATCAAGATCCAGTTCCGACCCGGAATCAATCGAGAGACGACCGACTACGGTAACACCGGCGGTTGGTACGATTGCAATCTCGCGCGGGTAAAGACCGGGTCGTGGCAGAGCGTAGGCGGCTGGCAGAAGTTCACGGCCGACGTCGCGCAAGGTACGTTCCGCAGCCTGTTCCCGTGGTCGACGCTGAACGGCTCGCGCTACTACGGCGCGGGGACCAACTGGAAATACTACATCGTCCAGGGCAACAGCCTCGTCGACATCACGCCGCTGCGGCTCACCACCGACCCGATGGCCAACAACCCGTTCACGACCGGCACGGCCGGCTCGAAGATCATCACGGTGACGGATGTCGGCAACGGCTCGGTGGTCAACGACTTCGTGACGTTCTCCGACGCGACGGGGCCGATCGACGGCATCCCGGCCGACGAGTTCAATACCGAGCACCAGATCACCTCGATCGTCGACGCCGACCACTACACCATCGAGGTGCAGACGCCCGCAACAGCCGGCGCGACAGCCGGCGGCGGCGCGGCGGTGGTCGCCGAGTACCAGATCAATGTCGGCCTCGACACCACCGTGCTCGGCGATGGCTGGGGCACAGGCGGCTGGGGTTCCGGTGGCTGGGGTTCCGGCAGCGGCACCTTCACTGTGACAGAGCAGCTACGCCTGTGGACCGAGGACAATTTCGGCGAGGATCTGCTGTTCAACGCCCGCAACGGCGCCATCTACTTCAAGGACATGAGCGGCTCGATCGGGACGCGCGGCGTCAACCTCGCCGACCTCTATCCGACCGGCAACGTGCCGACCATCGCGCGGCAGATTCTGGTCAGCGATAACGACCGGCACGCCGTCGCCTTCGGCACCAATCCGCTGGGCGACGCGACGCAGGACCGACTGCTGGCGCGCTGGGCGACGGCCGAGAACCTCGGCGACTGGACGCCCAACACCACCAACACGGCCGGCAGCCTGCGCATCGACGGCGGCTCGGAGTTCCTGCGCGCCATCGAGACGACGACCGAAATCCTCGTCTTCACCGACACGACGCTGCACTCGTTCCGCTTCATCGGTCCGCCGTTCACCTTCGGCCAGACGCGTATCGGCACCAACATCCAGCTGATCGGCCCGAACGCCGCCACCAGCACGGGCGCGATCACCGCGTGGATGGCGAACGGCCGGTTCCAGTGGTACGACGGCGTCGTGCGCGACATGCCCTGCGACATCCGCACCTATATCTTCAGCATCCTCAACACATCGCAGACCGAGAAGATCACCGCAGGGGTGAACCGCCAGTTCGCCGAGTTCATCTGGCTGATGCCGGTGAACGGCAGCACCGAGAACAACTACTACGTCATCTGCAACTATGAGGACCCGTCCAACCTGCTCTGGTACTACGGCGACTACAACGGCGCCGGGCGGACAACCTGGCTCGATGCGTGGTTCGAGGACTACCCGCTCGCCACCGCGCCGGACGGCTATATCTACCTGCACGATATCGGCGCGACGGACCAGTCGACCACGCCCGCGGCCATGCTGAACTCCTACCTCAAGTCGTCGGTGTTCGAGCTCGGCAGCGGTGGCGACTTCATGTACGTGTCGCGGCTGATCCCCGACAATGACTTCTTCGGCTCGACCGCTGGCGCGCCGGCGGTGAACTACACGTTCGAAAAGCGCGACTACCCCGGCTCGGCCTTCGTCACCGGCCCGGACGCGCCTGTCGATCGCACGGTCGCCCTGCCGGTCGAGCAGTACACGGCCAAGGTCGACAAGCGCTTCCGCGCCCGCTCGGTGCAGTTCGGCATCGAGACGACAGCCACCGGCACGCTGTGGCAGCTCGGCGTGCCGCGCCTCTACGCCTCCCCGGACGGACAGCGCTGATGGTTGACGGCAACGACACCAAGACGATCATCCTCCCGGCGCCGCCCCGCCCGGCCGAACTGTTCTCCTTCGACTGGTCGAACCAGCTGAACCGCTGGCTGTCGCAGATGCAGGCCTATGTGTTCGGCATTCACTACGGGCGGTTCAGCGGCATGTACCTGGCGCCCGAGAGCTTTCCGACCAGCGGCTACGGCCTGCGCGCCGGCGAAGTGTTCGCCAACGCGGGGGTGCTGACGATGGTGCGAGAAGATGATATCTGGATGGGATCGTTCAGCGTCAGCGCCGAGGTTGGCGAACTGACCGTGACGACCACGTAAGGAGCAGGCTGGCCATGGGCGTATTGAGCGAAGGCGGTATGCTGGCGGCCACGCCGAAACCCGTGGTATCCAACACTGTCGTCAAGGCCACGACGCCTACCGGCAACGTGTCCGTCAGCAAGCCCGCGACGCAGGCGTCCACGGTGTCCAAGGTTGTCGCGGCAGTCAAGGCGGCGACGCCCTCGACACCCACCGCGTCGCTGGCCGACACGTCGAGGTCGACGTCGCCCTCGACAAACCCGGTATCAACGTCCACGCCGTCGACGCAGTCCCTGGTGGAATCGAGATCATCGTCGCCCGTCAGCGCAATTAGCGGCGGGCTGGCCAGCCTCGTCAGCAACTCGGGATCGAAGTCGGGGCTCTCCGCGCCCGGCTCGGCCGGTCGCGGGCTGGAAGCCGCGATGGACAGCCTTGCCGGGCTGGACCCCTCGATCATGGCTGAATTGTTTGCCCCGGCGTTGCCGGGTCGCGCACGGACTCCGGTGGACCCTACCAATCTCGGGCTGATGAACAGCGTGGGCGACGACATGACGTGGGAGGACTTCCGCGGCGAGGTCGTGGGCGAGCCATGGCTCGACGCATGGGACGATTTCTGGGCCGACCAGAATGCCTACCGGCAGAGCCAGATCGACCGGCGCACCAACGCCGGGGTCGTGCCGTCCGAAGGCATCATCGACTGGAACGGCCTGCGCTATGACCTGAACCAGCCTTACCGCGACCGCGTCCAGCGCGATCTCGAAAGCCGCACGGCCTTCGATCCGTTGCAGGTCGTCAAGGACGAGCACGAAAAGAAGCTGGCCGAGATGGCCGTGCCGTTCATTCCGGGCGGCTGGACGTCTGCCGCACAGAAGGCGGGCATCGGTGGTGCGTCGAGCGCGGCCGCCAGTTCGTTCGGGGCGAACGCCGTCGATCGACTGTCGGACTACCAGCCGCTGCTCGACCTGATGTGGCCCTCCAAGCCACCTTCGACAGCCACCACCGAAGCATCCGTGCCGCTCCCGCGTGCGCGCCCTGACTATGACAACGGCGAGGGCGGCATCGACGTGATCCAGGTCGGTACACCAACCACGTCCGGCGGCGTCACCGAGGTCACCGCCGCGATCGAAGAGCCGAGCGTCTGGGACAAGGTCGTCGAGGGCGGCGGCAAGGTGCTCGAGCACTCCACGCTCGGCAGCGTCGTCAAGACGCTGTTCCCCGACATCTGGGAAGGTGGCGGGCAGATCATGAAGGGCAAGCCGGGCGGCGGCAGCAGCGGGTCCGCCGCAACCGACACGCCGTCATGGCACCAGCAGATCACCAACCCGCTCTATCGGCCGTCCGAAGAACGGCCGTGGCGCAGCCTCGCGGAAGAGCGCCCGTCGCGGCACAGCAACCCGATCGTTCCGCCCGGCACTCCGCCGGGTACTCCGGGCGGCAATGGCGGTGGCGGCACGGGCGGCAATGGCGGTGGCGGCACGGGCGGCACGGGCTCGCTGCCGACCTACGACCGCTGGGGCAACGTCGTGTTCCCGAACCTGCCGCCATACAATCCGGGCGTCGACCCGGAGTGGCTGTACTTCCGCAAGGCAGCAGGCATGGCGAACGGCGGCATCGTTGGCTACGCCGAAGGCGGCGAGGTCTCGCCGATGGGCGGCATGGACCCGCGCGTCAGCATCATCGCCGACGCCGAGGACGCCATCGAGGGCGACAGCCCCGATCCGCAGGGCGCGCTGGAGAAGTTCGTCAAGGCCTTCGGCGAGGAGGCATTGACCTCGCTGGTCGAACAGGTGCGCGGCGGCATGAAGATGCGCCAGCGCGGCCGGATGGTGCGCGGCCCGGGCGGCCCGAAGGACGACATGGTGCCCGCCATGACGGACGTCGGTCAGCCGGTGGCGCTGAGCAACGGCGAGTTCGTCATGCCGGTGGAAGCCGTGGAAGGCGCGGGCGGCCCCGAGCAGATGCAGCAGATGAGCGACGAGTTGCAGCAGCGGGCGGGCGGGCGTTGACATGGACAGTGACCGCCGTCCCGACGAGCGAACTGAAGGCGGTCTGGACTACAGTCGCGCCGCTGCTCTCCCCGGCGGTAAAGCGGAGTGGCGGTCGCGTCACCATGAGTACGCTATTCGCCGCCTTAAGCGAGAAGCGCTCGACGCTCTGGGTATCGTACCCGGAGGACCGGACGATCCGGGCGGCGTTCGTGACGCGGGTGGCGCAGTACCCGGCGAAGCGCACGCTGGTGGTGGACTTCACCGGAGGGTCCGATATGCACGCCTGGGTGATTGAGGCACAAGCGACCTTCCGCGCCTACGCGGCGGACGCCGGCTGCTCGGCGGTCGAACTGGCCGGGCGTGCCGGATGGGAGCGCATGCTGCGCCCCTATGGATGGCGCGAGAGTTTCATGGTACTCGAAGTTGACGTACCCGCTTTGGCAGGAGACTGAAAATTGTCGAAAGGCGGCGACGTCACAACCTCGACGACCACTGGCGAACTGCCCGACTGGAGTGAGCCGTATGTAACGGACCTGCTCAGCAGGGCCAAGAGCGTCTCGAACCTCCCTTACGCCACATACGGCAACCAGCGCCTCGCTGAGTTCTCGGGCGACACCAACGCGTCGTTCGACATGATCCGCGATCAGGCGGCAGGCGGAACGCCGGAAGTCGACCAGGCCATCGGCGCGACGGGCGGCATTGCTAACTACGCCGCCAAGGGTATCCCGCAGGCCGACCTGTCGGCCTACATGAACCCCTACACGACCAACGTCCTAGACGTGCAGAAGCAGCGCGCGACGCAGGCGTTCCAGGAGCAGCAGGCCGGGCGCGATGCGTCGGCTGTCGCGGCCGGGGCGTTCGGCGGCGATCGGCGCTTCGTGCAGGACAGCCTCGCGCAGCGCGACCTCAACATGCAGATGCAGGGCATCGACGCCGAAGGGCTGCAGTCGGCTTACGACCGCGCCACCGGCCTGTTCCAGAATGACGAGACCAATCGCCGTCTCGGCTCGCAACTTGGGCTCGACGCCGCCGGCCAGCTCGGCGCGCTCGGCCAGACCAAGAGCGACATGGGGTTCAAGAACGCCGAGGCGCTCAGCAGCGTCGGCGCCAAGACACAGCAGCGCCAGCAGGCCGGGCTCGACCTCGCCTACCAGGACTTCGCGGCGCAGCGCGACTACCCGGCCAAGCAACTGCAACTCTACTCGCAGCTGCTGAGCGGCACGCCTATCACGCCCAACACCACCACGTCGGTGACCGAGCCGGCACCTGATTTCCTGTCGCAACTGATCGGCCTCGGCACCGGTGCCGCAGGCATCTGGGACCTGTTCAACTGAGATGTCCAATCTGATCGAACAGATGAACGTTCTCAAGGGGCTCACCGATGAGCACCTTCAGGGCGAAGTGTCCGCGCCGTCGGGGGCCGCACCGCCGTACCTGGTGCTGAGCGAACTCAACCGGCGCAAGGACATGCGCCAGCGCTACGAGGGCGAGGCTGCCCGGCGCAAGCAGCGCACGACGGTTGTCGAGGATATGGTTCCCGCGCGTAATAGCGCTGCGGGAGGGGGCGCGCCGACTGGCGGTCTCGACGCACTCGGCACGTCGGGGCCGGCACCGGTTGGCGCGCCTGCCCCCGTCGGCTTCGCCACGGGCGGGCTGGTCGATTACAACGACATCGCCGAGCGTTACCAGACCAAGCTGGCCGGGCTCGACGGCGCGGACAATGCGCGCGCCATGGCGCTGCTCGCCGCCAGCGGCGCGATCCTCGGGGGCAACAGTTCGAACACGCTGAAGAATGTCGGCTCGGGGATCACGGCGGGCCTGACCTCCTACCAGGACCAGATGCAGCTCGCCAGCAAGGAAGAGACCGACCTGCTGCGCAGCCTGCTCGACGTCGGGCAGGCGCAGAGCGCGCTCGACCTGTCGCGCGAGGACCGCGATTTCCGCGAGCGTCAGCTGGCGCAGGATCAGGCTCAGTTCGATGCGCGCAGCACTCAGGAGCGCAAGCCCGCTGACGTGGTCGAATGGGAATACATCCAGAGCCTGCCGCCCGAAGAGCAGGCGGCCTACAAGGCAGCGCACCCGGCCTACAACCCGAATGCGCTGACTAATGACCTGCGCGTCGCCGACAAGATCGACCAGATCTACGAGGATGCGCAGAAGAAGTACCCGATCAAGGAGTATGACGAACCGCCAGCCGCCGCGGACAAGCAGCAGAAGGCGCGCGTGGAAGCGTACCAGCGGATCAAGGCGGCCTACGGCGCGATCTACGCCGACGAATGGGCGGCCGGGATCGGGTTGATGCCCGGCGATCTCGTACTTGGCGCAACCCCTAGCGTAGCGGCTGACGGAGCGGTATCGTACACCGACTATTTCAAGTAGGACGGCGCGATGCCCAATGTGACCATGCCGAACGGCGACGTCGTCTCGTTCCCGAACGACATGCCGAAGACGGAAATCCGGGCGCTCATCGAAAAGAAGTTCCCGAACGCCGCGCGGCAGTCGCTCGCTGACACCGGCGAAAAGCCTTACCAGAACATGGCCGAAGCTGCCGCCGTCGGGGTGAAGAACCTCCCGGCCGACATCGCCATGTCGAAGGCAGGTATCGGGCGCGGCGTCGTCGAGGCGCTGCAATACGAAATCGACCCGGCGATCCAGAAGGGGCGGACGCCCCCGCTCGAGGTCACGCCCGGCGCGCCCATCGAAGACCTGCTGAACCAGCCGGCTGCCGCGACCGAACAGGGTTGGGGCCTCGGCGGACGGCTGCCCGAGGACATCAAGCGCACCCTCGCCATGCCGCTGGCCAAGGAATCGCTGGCGCAGCAGTTGCGCTATACCGCCGCGCAGGAAACCAAGACACCGCTCGACGTCGCGCCAGGCTCGATGGAAGAGATCGCCGCCGCGACGACAGGCAGCATCGCCGAAATGGCGCCGCTCGCCATCGCCTCGGTGGCCATTCGCAACCCGGCGCCGCTGGTGACGTGGTTCACCGGTCGCAGCTACGGCAGCGAGTACGGCAAGGTCCGCGACGAGGGCGGCAGCGTCCAGACGGCGCAGACGGCCGCCGCGCTCTACGCCGCCGCCGAGGCGGCGACCGAAGCCATAGCCGGGCGGGTCATCACGCAGGGCGGCAAGTCGCTGCTCGGCAGCATCCTCAAGGGCGGCGCGGTCGAGGGTATGACCGAAGGCGCGACCGAAGCATTGCAGGCGCTGGTCGACGCCGGCGTGGTCGGCGAGCAGATGACGCTCGACGAAGTGCTGAACCGCATCAAGGTCGCAAGCGCCGCCGGCGCGATGGCCGGTAGCGGCGTCTCGGCCGTCACGCATGGCGCGCGCAGCATTGGCGGCAAGGAAGCCGCCGCGGCAGAGGCAACGCCCGCGACGCCTGTCGCGCCGGAAGCCGTCATTGCCGACGAGCCGATCGAGAACCAGATGGCGCTGCCCGCGCCGGACACGCTGCTGGCGCTGCCCTCACCCGAGATGTTCGCCCCGCCACCGATCCACCGGCGGCAGGCGCAGCTGGCACCCGACGAGCCGCTGCAGGCGCAGTTCGGCCGCGATGGCAAGCCGCGCGATGCTACTCTCAACCCCGACGGGACGATCAGCAGCCCCGGTGCCGAGCGTGACGAGGCTGAGTACCAGGCGCGCGTCGCGTTGCAGCGCTCGCGCCAGGCCGAGACCAAGGAACTGCTGCAGACGGCGCGCGAAACGATCACGCCGCTCGGCACGTTCAGCACTGACGAGATCGGCGGGCCGGCGGCGCAGCGCGTCAACCAGCGCCGGATCCAGCTCGGGCGCTCGCTCGACGCGCCGGTCACCATCGACGAATTGGCCAACGCCAAGGTGCCGCAGGCGCAGATCGACGCTATCATTTCGGCGCGCCGCCCGGCGACCTCGACCGATCCGCTGACGGCGCTCGACATCACCCGCGCCGCCAAGGCGAAGAACATCATCGGCGACGACGGCAATTTCGGCGAGCTCGCCTACCGCACGACCGGTTCGCGCGATCCGATGCGGATGACGCAGACGCAGTTGCGCGCCTTCAAGGACGTGCTCGACACCATGCCGGCGCACGCCAAGCCCGTCACCGTGCCGATCGCCGACCAGCCCTCCTACACCGAGGACCAGTACGGCAAGGCGCTCGACGCCGTGCGCAACGCCGGGCGCTACACCGCCAAGGCAATCAAGGACGCCACCGGGCTGAAGAACACCAAGGATGTCGTCGCCCTGCGCGACGCCATGGTTCGTCGGGGGCAACTGGTTCAGCGTTCCCCCAACGACTTCCGCCTCTATGACGTGCTCGGGCAGGAACGTCAGGCGACGCCCGACGACGTGCCGAACGGCGCGTTCAAGGACTACGTTGTCCGGCGCATTCCGGTCAGCAAGGTGCGCGTCCGGCAGGACGGCAAGGCCGTCGGCGTCTTCGGCTCGGCATCCGAAGCGCGCAGCCGCGTCTCGTCAATCCGCGCCGGCGAGACTGACAAGCGTTCCGAGATCGCCATCGAGCCGGCCGAAGAGACGGCCTGGGGCGTGCTCGAGAACCGCTACGACGAAAGTGGTAACCTGCTCGGGCAGGTGATCGTCGACTCGTCGCGCGACGAGGCGGCGATGCGCCGCGCCGCCGACCAGATGAGCCGCCCCGACACCGGGGCGCAGTACACGCAGACGAGCGTCGAGGTGCCGCCCAAGCTGGAGAGCGAGCCGGTACGCCGCGCGCCCGCGCCAGAGGCCCTGGCCGGGCGCACCGAGGAAGTGCTGAAGCGGCTCAACAAGCTGGCCTCCGAGCGCAAGCTGCCGCTGATCGGCGCGCGCGTGACGCTGAAGCCGACGGTGCAGACGCCCGACGGGCGCGACATCGAGGGGATGTATTTCAACAAGCTGCTCAGCCTGTCGGCCGCCAACCTGACGACCGACATGACGACCGACCAGGTCGTCGACCAGCTGGCGCAGATCATGGATCACGAACTGATCCACGCGCTGCGGCAGGCTGGCGTGCTCGGGCCGAAGACCGAAGGCTGGAACACCATCCTGCGCTACGCGCGCCGTGCCAAGCGGCCGGGCACCAGCCAGACCTATTTCGAGTGGGCCAAGCACCACTACACCGGCGAGCGCGGCTACGAGAACCCCGACACGATCGAGGAAGAAGCGATCGCCGAGGCGTTCCGGCACTGGGCGGCCAACAAGCGCAACGTCGTCGGCAAGCCCGGCACGGTGTTCAGCCAGATCGTCGAATGGTTCAAGCGCCTGATCCGCTCGGTGCCCGACGACCTGTTCATGGCCATCGAGACCGGCCGCATGGTCGAGGAGGCGCTCAGCCCGCCCGGTGCGCAGCAGCCGCGCGCCCGTGCCACCCGGTCGATGCAGGCGGCGCAGCAGGGCGTCGCGGCGGCGCAGACGGCGGGCGACGAGAACGCCGTGCGCGTCAAGTCGCGGGAGTTCCTGCGGGCTCGTGCCCAGGCGCGCGAAGATCGCTATGGCCGCTCCGGCCCGAAGACCGTGCTGGGCACCACGCCCGGCAAGGCCTACGAGGTCGCGCCGATCATGGACCGCCCCGCCGTGGCGGCCATCGTCGATCGCTTCAAGGAGATGAACGGTGTCTCGCGCGGCCGGCTGATGACGCTGCTGCCCGAGGACGTCGGCTACCTGGCGCGTGTCGCCGACGCGCAGCAGCGCGCTGCGCATGACCCGGGCAACAACGCCGTGGCCAAGGCCTACCGGGCGCTGATCGACGAGACGCGCGCCATGTGGAACGGGCTCGGCCCGCTGCAGGTCACGGCGTGGACCGGCGACGGCGCGCCCTACGCCTCGCCGGCCGACCTGCTCAACGACGTGCTGGCCGGGCGGCTGAAGATCCGCCCGACCGCCGACATGTTCGGGCCGGGCGCCGACAACGCCGGCCATCCGCTCAACAACGTCTCGGGTGTCAAGACGGTCGACGGGCTCGACCTGACGCACAACGACCTGCTGCGCGTCGTCCACGACATCTATGGGCACGGCCAGTCGGGCTACCGCGACGATCCGCGCGGCCAGTACAACGCCTATCACGAACACGCCCGGCTGCTGTCGCCCGAGGCGGCGCGGGCGCTGGCCACCGAAACGCTGGCGCAGGGGTCGTGGGCCAACTACGGCCCGCATCTGCGGCGCAAGGACGGCACCGTGCCGCGCGCCTCGGATGTCGACTACCTGCCGCCGGCGCAGAAGGAGTTCGCCGAGCAGAAGGCGTTCCTGCTGTCGCCCGACCTGCTCGCGGCCGATCCGGGCTGGGCGCTGGCCGAGAAGGCTGACGTTGCGGTCAACCTGGACGAAGCGCCGACAGGTTGGGGTGCCGTCGATACGCTGCCGCCGCAGCTGACGCAGGACGAAAAGGCCGAACTGGAGGAGATCGTTCGCCGCGTCTCGGGCCTCGACAAGGTCAAGTGGCACGACCGGATCATCGTCAACCGGTTCGACGAAGGCTGGGGCAAGCACGTCGCCGAAGCGACGGGCTACTACGATCCGACAGCTGACGTCGTCGCAATGACGACGCAGTGGGGTAATCCGCGCGCCGCCTACCACGAGGCCTTCCACCGACTGCAATGGAAGCTGCTGAACGAGAGCGAGCGGAAACTGCTGCGGGCCGAAGAAGGCCCGATGCGCGACATGCTGCGCAGGAACAACGCGACCAACCGCGACATCGACAAGATGGAGCTATCGGAGGTCGAGGCCGAAGCGTTCGCCTTGTGGGCGACGAACGCCGAGCCCGCGCCGAAGGGTGCTGCTCGCGTCTGGCAGCAGATCAAGGACATGCTGGCGCGCGCGGGCAACTTCCTATCTGGCCACGGCTATCGCATTCCAGCCGACATCTTCGCGGCGGCCAAGCTCGGCGTGCTCGCGGCGCGCTCGCCCCGCAGCGCCGCCGGGCGCGCGGCAGCCAAGCAACTCATGGTCGCCTACCACGGCACGCCGCATAAGGTGGACAAGTTCTCGTCGAGCAAGATCGGGACGGGCGAGGGTGCGCAGGCCTTTGGCTATGGGTTGTACTTCGCCGGGAAGAAGGAAGTCGCCGACCATTATCGTCAGGCGCTGGCTGGGCGCGGCGGCATCGAGGTGGACGGGCGTACCATCCTGACGCCGCCGGACGAGAGCATGGTGCCGGAGGAGATGGTCGCCGAACTGTTCGCGCTGCACGACGGCAAGCGCGACCGGGTCAAGCACGAACTGGAGTTCGGTGCGCGCGACAAGCACGGCGATGACGCCTACCGCGCTGCGCACGTCGCTGCGCTGAAGTGGCTCGACGGGCATCCGAACATCAAGCTGCACGTCAACGAAGGCAACCTCTACAAGGTCGACATCCCCGAGGACAACGAACTGCTCGACTTTGACAAACCAATGCGCGAGCACACGCGGGCAATCAGAGACAAGGTGGCCGACCTTCTAGGCACCGACATCATCGACGACATGTCGGGACGCGATGTCTACGACACGCTGTCAGCAAAACTGCGGAAGAAAAAGACGGCAGCGTACGGGTGGGATGTCGTCGACACTGCGTCTGACTCAAGCGACTTCAGCGGCAACAAAGCCGCGTCACGGGCGCTGGCCCAAGCAGGCATACCGGGCAACAGCTATCTGGACGGGGCTTCACGGGCGACCGGCGACGGCACGCGCAACTACGTCATCTATGACGACAGCCGCATCAGCATCCTCGAAGAGAACCCGAAGTTCTCCAAGTTCGCCGACGACCTCCCCGGTGGCCGCCTCTACGGCAATCCGAACCGCAGTCCGGGCGGGGCGCTGAGCAAGCCCGGTACGGCCAGCCCGGCGCTGACCAACCCCCGGCCCGGCAACCAGTATTTTGGCGGCGAACTGGCCGAGCACCAGTTGCAGATGGCGCGCACCGGCGACCGCGGCGCGGCGCTGGTCTACCTGTCGCCCGACGATTTCCTCGCGCTGACCGACGGCGCGACCAACCCCGAGCAGGAGGTCTACAACGCGTCGATCGACGCGGGCTACAAGTTCGCCGGATACCCGAGCCTCGTGCTTGATGGCTACGCGGGCAATGTCCGCGCCGTGCAGTCGGACGGGACGTTCGCGGCTCGAGCCCTCATGGGCAAGGCCGGCCCGATCCCCGTCGTGCTCTACCCCAAGCGCGCCGAAGGCCTCGGGCGGATCACGGCACTCGAAGGCCCCGACGGTGTGCGCGTGGCGTTCCCGAATGGCGGCTTCCAGGAGTTCGACCCGTCGGTGCGCGGGCCGCGCTACTCGGTCGGCTCGCCAGAGTTCCGCCGGTGGTTCGGCGACTCGAAAGTGGTCGACGAGAACGGACGGCCTTTGGTCATGCACCACGGCAGCCCGGTCTCGGGCATCACCGAGTTCAAGGGCAAGACCGAGTTCTCCGAGGTGGCGGGCACCTACTTCACTCCGCAACGCGAGGTCGCCGAGAAGTTCGGCACCGTCGGCAGCAGAGGGAAACCCGCGACCGTCTACCCGGTGTACCTGTCGATCCAGAACCCCGCCGATCGCGAAACGATGCTGCTCGCCGGCATGAAAGCGGGGAGTCCGGAAGGCGGGCGCCAGGCGCTGATGCGCCAAGGCTACGACGGCGTTCAGGACGGCGAGAACTGGGTCGCCTTCGAGCCGACGCAGATCAAGTCCGCGGTAAACAACAACGGCCAGTACGACATCGCCAACCCGGACATCCGCTACAGCCTCAACGCCCCGTTCGGCGAGCGTGTGCCGAGCGATCCGCCGAACGGCGTGTTCAACATCCTGCAGCAGCGTACCGAGGGCGCGGTCGGGCGCTTCATCAACAGCCTCGGCCGGTCCAAGCGCAGCGTGCTCGGGCTGCCCAGCATCTTCGACGCGCGCGTCAAGATGCAGGACAAGATGCTGTCGATCAAGGAGATGATCGAGCAGATCAAGGCGAACGGCGGCAGCGTCACCGACCTCAACGACACCTACATGCTGGAGCAGCTCTACCACGGCAAGGTGTTCGAGCAGATCAGGGAGCGCGAGCAGGAATTGCAGCTGCCGCTGCTCGAAGCGCTGAAGGCGGCGCATGACGGGCCGCGCAAGATCACGCCCAAGGAGTTCGAGGACTACCTCTACGCCCGCCACGCGCCGGAGCGGAACGCCTACCTGCGCACACGCGGCGCGGTGGCCGAAAGCCCGAGCGGCATGAGCGACGCCGAGGCGAGCGCGATCCTCGACAAGGTGGCGCTCGACGGCAAGATGCCCGAGATGATGGCGCTCGAAGCGCTGGCCCGGCGCATCACCACCAACACCACCGCAACACGTATCGAGGGCGGACTGATCTCGCCCGACACCGAGTCGCCGTACCAGCACTACGTGCCGCTGCGCGGCTTTGCCGAAGAGGACCTCGACCCCGACCAGCCGACCGAGAACCAGACCCGCGCCCGCTCGGGCAAGGGCTTCTCCGTTGGCGGCCGCGAGGACCGGTCGGTGACCGGTCGCACGCGCAAGGCTGGCGACCTGCTCGGGCACCTGTTCCTGCAGAACACCGAGGCGGTGATCCGCGCCGAAAAGAACCAGGTGGCGCTGAGTTTCCTGCGGCTCCTTCAAGAGAACCCGCAGGCGGGCTTCGGCCAGATCCTGAAGACCGCCCCGACGCGGCTGGTCGCTGGCGCCAACGGCATGATCCACGCCGCCGGCGATCCGAGCTACCGGCAGGCGCCCGACATCGTCACGGCCAAGTACAAAGGCAAGGAGATCATCGCCAAGGTCGTTGATCCCCGGCTGGCACGCGCCATCAAGTCCGACTACGTGACGACCAGCAACGACATCGTCAATTGGCTGGTGAACAAGGCGGGCATGCTGAACCGCTATCTCGCCACGATCAACACCGCGTGGAACCCCGAGTTCCTGATCTCCAACCTGGCGCGCGACGCCCAGACGGCCGGCATCCTGGCGCAGCAATACGACATCCCGCAGCTGGGCCGGAAGATTCTCGGCAACGCCCCGAAGGCAATGGCCGGCATTCGCGAGGTGCTGCGCGACGGGATCGCCGAAGGCGACTGGGCGAAGACCTTCCTCGAAATGCAGAAGGCAGGGGGCACCACCGAGTTCCTCGGCATCCACGACCTTGAGACCCAGGTGCGCGGCATCCGGCGCAGCGTCACCGCGACCGGGCTGAACGTCACGGCGCGCAAGGCGTTCGAGCATATCAGCAAGGTCGGCAAGTTCGTCGGCGACTACAACAAGGTGGCCGAAAACGCTTTCCGCCTCAGCGCCTACCGCGCGGCGCGCGAAGCCGGTGCGACGATCCCGCAGTCGGCCTACCTCGCCAAGAACCTGACGATCAACTTCAACAAGGGCGGCGAGCTCAAGGGCTTCATGAACGCCATGTACCTGTTCTACAACGCCTCGACGCAGGGCACCGCCGTGCTGATGAACGGGCTGAAGAGCAAGCGCGTGCAGAAGATCGTCGCGGCGGTCGTGGTCATGGGCGTGCTGCAGGACCTGCTCAACCGGGCGATCTCGGGCGACGAGGACGACAACGGCGTCACCGACTACGACGACATCCCCGACTACGTGCTCGAGACCAACTTTGTCCTGATGGACCCGCTCGGCCTGCTCAAGTCGATCGGCATCGACAAGGGCTACATCGCCATCCCGATGCCCTACGGTTTCAACGCCTTCTACAATCTCGGTCGCAACATGAGCGCCGGGCTCTCCGGCTCGCCGGTGCGCAACCCGATGAGTTCGGCTGTCGATTCGGTGATGACCTTCGCCAGCGCCTTCAACCCGCTCGGCGGGGTGCAGAGCATCTGGAACTTCATCGCGCCGACCATCGCCGATCCCTTCGTCGACATCATCACCAACAAGGATTTCGCCGGCAACGACATCGTGCCCGAGCGGCCGAGCTTCGGCCTGCCCGTGCCCGAGAGCCAGAAATACTGGTCGAACACCGGCGATATCCCGAAGGATACAGCGGCGTGGCTGAACAGTGTGACGGGCGGCAATGAGGTGCGCAAGGGCGCGGCCGATATCTCGCCCGAGGTACTGCAATACGCGCTCGACTACGCCACCGGCGCGGTCGGCAAGTTCACCCAGCGCGTTGCCAAGCTCGCCACCGAGACCGGCCCGCAGGCGTTGCAGGGCGACTTCGCCGATATCGAGATCGGCGACATCCCGTTCGCCCGGCGCGTCGTCGGGTCGATTAGCAACCGCGGCGCGACCGAGCGCTACTACCAGGTCGCCGGTGAAGTGAAGACCGTCGCCGCCGAGATGAAGCTGTTCGAGGAGGACGGCAACATCGAAGCGGCGCGCGCCAAGATCAGGAGCCAGCCCGTCGAGGTGCAGCTGATCGATGCCTTCGAGGACGCCGACAAGTCGCTACAGGACCTGCGCAAGCAGCTACGCGACCTGCGCGAGAACGAGAACATTCCGGAACCGCGCAAGCGCGAGATCGAGAAGCGCCTCAAGGAGGCGCAGGATCGGCTGATGGCGCAGATGACGAAGCTCTACTTCACCCGGAAGAGCGCAGTGGCGAACCGTCCTTAAGGGAAGACCTGCGTCGAGGTCAGCCAGAAGATGTGGCAGCGGTGCGTGAACCACAGTTCGATGCCCGTCAGGTCGTCGGCGCTGACGTGCCATAGCCGCGAGACCTGCTGGCCGGGCAGCCGGGTGCGCGGCATGTTGTCGTTGACCGCCGGCTCGAAGCCAACCTCCTGCTCGCCGATACGCAGTGAGGTGCCGACGATCTCGCAGGCCCGGTGCTTGACGTAGCTGAAGCGGATGTTACGGCCCCCGCCCGGCGCCGCTTCATCGGCGATGATCGTCACCTTGGACGTGACGGGCAGGAGTTGCCCTTCGAGTTGCGTCATGAGCGGCCCGTAGACGGGCAGGAACATGAGCAGCACCAGCAGGATCAGGGCGAGGTAGTTGTCGACAATCCTATATGCCCGGGGCACGCATCCCCCCATTGATGATGAAGGCCATTGCACCGGAGCCGATGGCCCCGATGATCAACCAGGTTATGCGTGACAACGTCGTCTCGATCCGCCCCAAACGCGTATCGATGACGCGGAGAGTCTCCTCTCGCACGGCGTATTTTTGCTCGAGGCTCACGACACGATCTCGCAACGCTTCGAACTGGGCGTCTGATGCAGCCACCGGGGGCACCTGTTTCTCATCCTTCGGAACGGTTTCTGACGATGCATGGTTGCAGCGCAGGCGGGCGCAGGCCGTTCAGGCGGTGAGCTGATTCGGGCAGCTCGGGCAGGCACGAGTATCAGGTCTTCTTGAAGAAGACGCCGAATAGCTGTTCAAAGATCGCGGCCTTCGGGGCCGCCTTGACGCTGGCCTTCACGGCATCCTGCGTCGTCTGCGGCAAATTCTTGACGGCCACGGTCTTGCCGTTGATCACGGCCTTGTCGGCGTTGCTGGCCAGCACGCCGAACAGGGCGGGCAGCAGCACGAGCACGGCGCCGGAGATGGTATCCCAGGCACCCGGGTCGAACTTGCCGTTGGCGACGAGCACCCCGCCGACCGCCTGCAGCAGGTAGCGCAGCAGTGTCATCAGCGTCGCGGCGTTGAGAAACTTCATGGTCGGAACCTCATCACGTAAACAGAATCCACGCCGCGCCAGCGAGCGCGACGGCCAGCACCAGCAGCAGGCCCCAGCCGGCGAGCGTCGGGCGGAAGTTGATCGGCTCGGGCGGCGGCGCAATGGCGTCCTCGGGTTCGGGCAGCGGTGGCGGCGGAACCGCTACGCTTGCAGGCAGCAGGAACAGCGCGCGCTCAGCGGCGCGGCGGCGGGTCAGCCCGGCCATCACCTTGCCGGCGGCCCTGTTCCACTTGCCGAACTCGCCAGCTGCGCCGGCGTAGTCGAGCGCGTTGAGCTTCTTGAGCAGCGTCGACTTCTTCAAGTTGCCAGCGCCAAGATTGAAGGTGAAACTGACAAGCGCCCCGTACTGGTTCTCGTTCAGCGGCGCGGTGACCGCGGCGCGAACAGATCGTTCGACGGCCTGCAAGTCGCGCTGGAGAATCTCTTCACCCTCGGCGCGGGTGAGCTTCATGCCCATGCTGACTTCCGGCGGGCCAGCGGCAGATGTGTGGCCGTATCCGATAGTAATCGGTTCGCCGCCGGTGGCCGGGTCGGGGTAGGCGGCGGCACGCCAGCCTTCGAAGTCTTTGATCAGTTCGAGCGTTGCTCGGTTGACGGCCATTCAGCGAACCTCGGCAAGGTCATCTCATCGGGAAGGCCACGACGTTGCCGCTCTTGATCGAACGCACGACTGGGCCGTTCCGCAGCACCTCGTCTAGCACGCCATCGGCGTCCTGCAAAGCCTTGGCATCCGGGCGGCCGACCATCCGGACGGTGTGCTGCTTGCCGTCCACCCGAACGCGGGTCGGCAGGTAGTCGGGCAGCTTGCGCGTGGCGCGTGCCAGCTTGAGGTCGATCATGCGCTTCCAGTCGTCCGGCATCTCGACCGAGGAGTCGGCGATGTCGTCCTCCATCCGCAGCAGGACCTGTTCGCGCACCAGCAGCGTGTCGGTGAAGTTGGCCATGACGCGGTTGAACACCCGGTCGAGGTCCGACATCCCCGCGTCGATCATCTCGCTCTTCGAAGCGGTCATCGGTGGCGCGGTGTAGGCGGAATAGTCGGACAGGTCGGTCTGCCTGAGCCTGGCGACGAAGGCCCCGACATTGGCGGGAACGGACAGCCAGTCGTAGAAGACCTTGAAGAACGCCTCGCCGGGCGGCGTACCGTTTTCAAGGATCGACAGACGGCGGTCGCCCTTGGGCAGGATGATCGAGTCGCCGTGGTTGGTGAACACGAGGATCGAGGCGAAGGTGCGGGCCTGGCCGTTCTTCGCGCCCTTGCGCTTCACGTCGATGTGCTGCTTGCCCGGGTCGATGATCTCCTTGAGGTTCTCGTAGGCGTTCGACCGGGCCTGCCATTTGCTGCCGGTGGCGGGCAGCTCCTGCGCCTCGTTGACCGCGACGAACAGGCTGTCGACCATCCACTCGTTGTACTGCGACTGGTAGGTCTTGCCGGTCAGGGTGGAGAAATCGACTTCCTTGACCAGCTTGTTGCCGACGATGGCGCGCAGCAGGTAGACCAGCGTGCCGCGCCCGGTGCCGTAGGTATCGTGCGCCACCATGACGATGCCGGTGCCGCGGATGTGCGGGTTGAGCACCTTGTGCGCCAGCCACTGGGTGAAGTAGCGGCGCTCGCTCTCGATCGGCAGCAGGCGTTCGAGGAAGTCGAAGCCGAGCGATGGGTCGCCGGTCTCGGGCAGCACGACCGGGCGGTAGGTGTTGAGGCAGCGCTCGTTGTCCTCGGTGTAGAAAGGTATGCCCTTGTCGGGTCGCATCTGCACGTCCATGACGTTCAGCCGTTTCGGGTGCTGCAACCACTGGTCGGTGAGGCGAACCACCTTGCGCCCGCCCTGCGCACCCTGTTCTTCCCGGTAGTGCTGCGCCATGGCGTTGGCAAAATGCTGCACCGGCATGGCGCTGAGCGACGATTGCAGGTCGTAGACGACGTTGTTCTTCATGTCGAAGACGTAGCGGTCGAGGGCCTTGAGCAGGTTGTCGTCGAACGGCTCGGCCGGGTCGAGCAGGTCGGCGCTCAGGTTCGACGGCGCGGCGGGCACGTCTGGCTGTGGTGTCGGGTTGTCGATGGCGCGCTGCGCCAGCATGGCCCCGAGTTCCGCCATCGAGCGGCGGGTGTCGAGGTCCTCTGGGAAGTGGCTGGTGTAGGTGCCGTGGTCGGAGATGCAGATGGCACCGCCGAGCAGGCTCGCCATGCCCGCCCAACTGCCGGAGGTCGGGCGGAAGGCGTCGACGGTGACGCGCAGCGTCTCTTCGGGATTGGCGCGCAGGGCAGCTTCGAGTTCGGCGAGGGTGAGATGGCCGATCTCCTGGACGTCGAACTCCATCTCGGCGGTCAGGTCGTAGGCGTGGGTGTAGCCGCCGTCGGTGCCGCCGCCGGGCGAGCGCCGCTCGAGGCCGTGGCTTTCGAGGAACGCCGCGCAGAAATCCTTGAGCGCGTCGACCTGCTTGAGGGTGATGACCGGCAGGTCCATGTAGGGGTGGTCAAGCAGGGACTGCTCGGGCCATGCGTAGGCGGTCGTGTCGTCGCGCTGCCCGAAGGCGGCGAACTGGCAGCCGGCGCCGAGGATCTCTACGGCGTAGCCGGAGAACTCGGGGGTTGAACCGGGCGGAACGAAATGCCCTGTCGTTCGCTTACCGATCTTGTCGGAGGTACGGAAGACCCAGAGTTCGCGCGGCGGCTTGCCGATGCGGACGAACGGGCTCTCCTCAACCAGGCCTTGCGTGACGACAGCGTCGAGCAGCTCGTTCAGGAGGGCGGGGTCATCAATGTCCCAGTCGAGCGCCACAATGTCGCCGCAGCGAATGCCGGTATCGAGGAACGCCTTCGACCTCGCCCAGCCCTTGGAGTTGATCTCCTCGGGCGTGACCTTGATCGTGCTCCATCCGGGGAGCAGGCACATCTTTCGCTTGTTCGGGAGCGGTGTGAAGCCGTTCTCGTAGAGCTTCAGGCGCAGGGCTGTTCGGTCGGCGTGGGGGTCGAGCGTCATGCTTGCCGTCCGTAGAACATCGCCGGGCGGTTCCAGCCGTGCTCGAACAGGTGCCATGCGCAGTTGTCCTTGCCGGTCATCTTGGTCCCCGGAATCCAGATCAGCCGACCGACGGCCACGATCTTCTTGAGACGCGGCAGGTAGGGCATTGCCTGCCGGGTGTGCGCCCAGTCGGCGTCGAACAGAAGCCACGTCGGGTGCTGGTTCGACAGCGCTACGATCAACTCGTGCAGGATCGGCCGCGCCCATGGCGGATTGGTGACGAAGCAGTCGATGTTGCCGATCAGCCGCTGCCGGGCGTCGTGCTGCGCGATGTCCTCGCGCTGCGGCTCGATGTCCCAGGCGCTGGCGCAGACGTGCCCGTGCTTCGTCAGGTGGTCGATCAGCGTGCCGTCGCCGGCACACGGCTCGCAGAAGCGCGTGTTCGGTTCGAGATGCGGAAGCAGGGCAGGCACGGCGGCGTAGGGGGTTTTGTAGTAGTCGCGCTCGACGCGAACGAAGTCACTGCGTTTGCCCATGGTTGGTTCGGTTCCTGTGCGCGCCGTTGAAGCGGGCGTGTCGCTGTCGTTCAGTGCGTCTTCGGCGGGTTCTTGGTGTACCACCACGCCGTCGAGATTTCCGCGGCCAGTGGCAGCCCCTCTGTCCACGGAAAGCCCGTCACCATAGCGTCAAGGAGGCGCTTGGCAAAGCCACTGGCTTTAGTAGCATCGACCTCGCCAATCACTTCATCATGTGTGTGGCCGACGACCTCGGCCTCGGTCTCGGAAGTCTCCAGCCGAACCAGCGTCTGGCGCAGGATCGACGCCGCCGTGGCCTGCGTGCCGCCCTGGATTTGCAGCCCGTTCCACAGTGACCGGCGGCCCATGCCGTGGACGTAGGTGATGGCGTCCTGCATCTTGTCGAACTTCTCTTCCTTGACGATCCGCGCCATCGGATAGACGATTGGCCGGCGGTCGGGCAGGAAGCAGATCAGCGTGCCGCCCATCAGGTCGGGGGCGTACTGGTAGGTCAGCTTGCCTGCCTTTTGCAGCGACAGCGGATTGGCCATCGCCGTGAAGGCGGCCTCCTGCGCCTTGTCGCCGAAGCGCCGCGCCCAGCGGTTGCGATCACGCCAGCCGTCGACCCAGCGCCGGGCGTCGTCGTCGGTCAGCCGGATGTTGTAGCCCTTGGCCATCTTCTTGAGCGCGCCGACCGAGCCGAGGAAGCCGAGCGACAACACCATGACCTTCCCGGCCTGGCGCATTGACTTGGCATCCGGGTCGCCGTTCTTGTAGCGCTCCCACAGGATGTCAGCCGGAATGTTGAACACCACCGCGGCGTTGAGGATGTAGACGTCGGGGAACGAATCGTCGACGTCGCTCTGCCGGAACGGCGTCAGCACCGCCTCTTCGGCATCGCGCGTATCGGCCAGCCACGGGTTGACCCGCGCCTCGATCGCCGACCAGTCGCCCCACACCAGCATCTTGCCCTCGGGCGCAATGAAGGTCGGGCGGATCAGCTTGGCGAGCGTGGCGGACACCGGGCCGACCTCGCGAATGCGCTCGATCGGTACGCCGCCGGCAACAAGGTCGAGCACGTCGAGCTCGTTCTTCAAATAGTCGCGGGGCAGGTTGTGGATCTGGACCCCACGGGACGAGTAGCGGCCTGTCTGCCCGGCGCCGTTGAAGACGTAAGAACCCGACAGCCTCCCATCGACGGTCTGGTTCAGCATCTTCTCGAACTTCACCGCCGAGGACGAGCGCCCGTATTCGAGCACCTCGAGCAGGTCGAGCACGGCGTCCTCGGGCGGCGTGGCGCTGACCTCGATATCCTCGATCAGCCGCGCCATGACGTTCTTGTCGCCGGTCAGGCGCGTCACGTAGCCCTCTGCGTCGCGCTCCTTGACCATCGTCTCGGCGAGGTCGTCGGGCAGGCGGTCGTAAATCCAGGTGTTGATCTGCGCCGTGAAGGTCGGCCCGGCGATCTGGCCGTTGGTGATCTCCTTGATCTGCTCGACGACGTGCAGCGCCTCCTCTTCACGGTAGGCGGCCGCGCCGGCGCAGACGTCGAGGTCGACCAACATGCCGCGGTCGTTGATCCGCTCGCTGACCCAGTACTCCTGCCACTCCTGAGCATCGAGTGGTCGCGTCGTCTTCCACACGGCGCGCAGCAGGTCGGTGTCCTGCACGGAGTAGGTGAGGTAGAGGTCCCAGGCTTCGATGGCGATCTCGATGGCGCGTGCACGGGGGTGGCCCTTGGCCATCAGCGCCTCGATGTCGGCGGGCGAGCCGGGCAGGGCTTCCTGCCGGCGCGCGAAGCGGAGCATGTTGCCCGTTCCGCCAACGGTCTTGTTGCCGAGGCCGAGCTTGCGCCCGGCCCAGTCGAGCTTGCCGGGTAGGTTGCTGGCCTGGGCCTGCGCCATGGCGTCGAGAGTCTGTTCGATCTCCAGCCGGGGCCAGCCGTGGTCGGGCGTCACGACCTGCTGGCGCACGGCCCGGTCGAAGCCTTCGTTCCAGCCGATCTCGTAGTAGCCCGGCTGCTGCATTGCCTCGACGATCTCGGCGGGGCACTCGCCGATCGCCGCCATGCGGCTCTTCACGTAGGCCCACACCTCGGGCACCAGTTCGCCCCTGAGGTCGGGGCACCAGAGCTTGACCGGGTCCTCGTCGATGCACCACGACCACAGCAGGGCGCGCGTGCTCGGGTCGAGCACATAGCGCATCGTGCCGGTGATCGGCAGGTCGGCGTTCGACTGGGTCTCGAAGTCTTGGAAGACGAAGGGCATGTCAGAACAACCGTCCGAAAAAGAACCGCGGCTTGGGGGCTTCAGGCGGCAGCGAGATCGGCGCGGGCTTCGAGATAGCTTTCGATCCACGCGACTGCCGCTTCGGCATTGACTGCATTGCCGTAACCCCGCAGACGTCCCACTCGCGCGGGAGCCCCATGAGCCAGCGGGAATGTGCCGGGTTCAACTGGCCGCCACTTTCCATCCCGGCAGAAGAGCCAGTCAGCATCTCGCCAGAGGCCGTTAGTCGGGCCGGGCCGGCTATCGCTGCCGCCTGCGCCAAGTCCTGTGGCGAGCCCTTCCGCTCGATCTCCGACAGGCTGCCCTCCAGCGTCCGGACGTTCTTCTCCGCGTCGGTCGCGCGCACCGTCGGCCAGCCCGACAACTGCACCTGATGGTCGAGCGTCGTCACCGACATGCCCGCCCCCGTGCCCTCCTTGCGCGCCGGCGCCTGTTCCGGTGTCCCGCCCGGCGCCGAGGCGTTCGGGGTGCCCCAGCCCGCGATCGGCAGAAGTTCCGTGTCCTTGAAGCATCCGGGCGTCACCGGTGTCTCGGTCCAGTCTGACAACCACGCCGTTTCCGGCAAGTCCCGCTGCATCTTCGTCGCGTACAACCGCCCCGCCGACAGGTCGCTGTCGTGGTTGCGCGGGCAGTTTGGCGTCGGCCACCCAGTATAGCCTTTGCCGGATATGCGGGGCGCCGACGCCCGCAGAGCAGGTATCAGCCGCCCCAACGGCGTAGCCCGCTCTTTCCAAGTCAGTCGATACAAGGTCGAACCAGACGAGGCCGTCCTTGCTCGATACTTGCTCGCCAAGGACGACGTCAGGGCGGCACTCGCTGATGAGGTGCTGGCCGGCGGGCCAGAGGTGGCGTTCGTCAGCAAACCCGCCTCGCGCGCCTGCCGCGCTGAAAGGCTGGCACGGGAAACTTGCGGTCCAGACGGGCCGGTCGTCAGGCCATCCGGCGCGACGGAGGGCGTAGCTCCAGACGCCGATCCCGGCGCAGAGGTGAACCTGGGTGAAGCCTCGGATGTCGTTCGGGGTGACGTCCCAGAGGTCTCGCTCATCGACTTCTCCATCGGCAATCAGGCCGCGTTTGATCAGCTCGCGCAGCCACGCCGCGGCATTCTTGTCGAACTCGCTGTAATAGGCTGGCATGGTGGGTTCCTTTCGAGGCAGGAGAGGACCGGCGGCGAACCGCCGGCCCCATGGCTCACTCGTCGTCGGGCACTTCCTCGGCCGCCATGCCGAGGGCCGTCGCGTAGGTGTCGATCAGGGCGTCCTGTTCGGCACGCTCGGCGGCGTCCATCTTGCGACGGCGGACGATGATCCGCATGATCTTGGGGTCCCAGCCGTTGCCCTTGGCCTCGGCGTAAACCTCGCGGATGTCGGCGGACAGGCTGTCCTTCTCTTCGGTCAGCCTTTCCACCCGCTCGATGAACGCCTTGAGGGCCGGGGCGGCGTTGCCGCCCACGCGTTCCGTGTACTTGCCGGTCATGGCTTACCGGCGCAGGCGACGGCGGGGGGTAGCAGCCTCGGCTTCAGCGGTGGCCGCGTATTCCTTGGCCAGCGCTTCTTCCTCGGCGGCGTCGGGCTCGGGTGCCGGATCGGCGGCCTTGCCAGCGGCCTTCGGCTCTTCAGCGGCGGCCGGTGCCGAGTTGTCGTCCATCGTGCGCCACTCGACGATCTCGAAGACAGGAGGGAACTGGTCCTTCTTGTACTTCTTGTCCCAATACTTGGCGTCCTTGAGCCGGACGATCGGGACGATCGCGTCCTGGTTGACGGCGTACTGCGAGTTGATGGCGTTGGTCAGCGTGCCGATAGCGCGCTTGCCGCCGGTGCTGGACGCCTTGTACTCGCAGGCGATGCCGGCGTCTTCGCCGGTGATGCAGATCAGGTCGAAGCCGTACTGGTCCTGCCAGCCGTTCTGCGCCTGCACCGACTGCAGCGACGCGACAGGCGGGAGAGGACGAGTGACCGGCAGCCGGACCTCGCCTTCCACCTTGGCGTCGTGCCAGGCGATGTAGCCGTGGAAGAACGACAGCGGGTTGACGGCCCAGAGCGAGTCGTCCTCGACGACGGTTTCCTCGGCGCCGTAGGTCCACGCCCCGTCCTTGTCACTGATCTTGAGGAACTGCTTGCCGCCATTGCCGGCGGGGATTGCAGCGGCCGCGCTGTTGAGGAAAGACCCCAGCTGGTCGCGCGACATGAGCCCGGCGCCTGAGCCGAACGATACGATTTTAGTGTCAGCCAATTTCAGTTTCCTTTTAGCCTGTTACGCGGAGGCGACTGCCTCCACGGTCTACTTGCCCAGTCTCTGGGCGAGCAGTGCGAAGGCGCTCGGAGCGAACGTGATAGCAGTGCGCTTGTCACTCTCGGGCGCCAAGGTCGTGCTGCTCGACACCTTGTCGACCAGCGTATCGGGTAGTTGAGCAGGAAGACCGTTGCGCTTCAAGGCGTCCTCGGCCTGCTTCGGTGAAATCAGTTTCTTGACATGGCGCTCGGCGGCTGGGAGGCCGACCTTCGCCAGGTACTTGAGGGTTTTCTCCTCGTCCTTCCAGCTGCGCGTGGCGCGGCCGGCGACCAGCTTCCAGCCGGGCAGCGTGCCGCCGTCCTCGAGCAGCTTGTGGGCGGCGTCCTTGACGTTCTTGCCCCACTCCAGCATCTGGTCGGCATAGGGTAGCCAGCGGGCGAGCTCGGCCTCGGTCTGCTCGCGCGTCAGCAGACCAACCTCCTCGACCCGATTCTGGAACAGCGGACAGCCGGTCTTGCCGTTGCAGAACTTGCACCAGTCGCCCATCCGGAACTCGGCTTCGGGCGTCTGGCTGATCTCGACGGCCCGGCGCAGTTCGAGCGCGAAGGCTTCGAGCTGCATCCAGGTCGTGACCCAGCGCGTGAACGGCTCGCCGTCGCGCACCAGCGGCTGGGCGATGAACAGTTCGATCGGCTTGTTGCGGTCGAACAGTTCGGCCGTGCCGGGCGTGCTGGCCGCGGCGTAGGCGTAGTACATCAGCTGGGCGTTCTCTTCCGCCTCGACCGCCACGCCGGCGCCGAACTTCCAATCCCACACGATCGAGCGGTCCTTGGCCTTGCCGACCATGTCGACCGTGCCGAAGGCCCCGTCGATCTCGGGGAACACGACGCGCTTCTCGTTGAAGTATTCGATGCCGCCGAGTTCCTTGTCGAGGGCGTCCCACATTTCGAGCGCCGGCCGGATGGCCTGCTCATAGTCGTCCTCGGTGATGGTGAAGCCGTTGAACTTCAGGCCGACCACGTCGCGATCGTCCCGGGTCTTGCCCTGGAAGATCAGGTCGATGGCCTCGTGCAGCGCCGTGCCCTTCGCCGCGAACTCCGTCTCGACGTTCGGGTACTGGGCGCAGAGGTTGACGCTCGCCGTGCAGTTCAGCACGCGCTTGGCGGACGAGCCGCCGACGGCTGAGTGCGCGCGGTCCTTGTGGGCGATGGCGAGTTCGGTCAATCTTTGCTCCGCATGTTGTCGAGCAGCGCGACGCCACAGACCAGTCCGATCAGAAAGCACGCGCTGGCTGTGGCGAGAATGTCGAACAGATCGAACATCACGGCACCACAGCGCCCTGACGCGCGGCAGCTTCGACGTCGGCGTTGAGGAGGCGCACGATGCGCGCCGCCATTTCGGGGTCGTAAACCTCGGCCAGCACCGTCTGGCTGCCGCGCTTCCGGTCGAGGATGCGGTAGTTGCGCGATTCGAGATGCGTGTCCTCATAGTAGCGCGGAAGGGCCGCCATCACTTCCTCCCGAGCCCGATTTTCTTGGCCAGCGCCGAGCGGCGGGCGCTGTACGACGGCGCGACCATCTTGTAGCTATTCGGCAGGCCGTACTTCGCGCGGTACTGCGCCGGCGTCAGCCCGCGCGCCGAGAGGTGGCGCTTCAGCGAGCGGTAGGGCTTGCCGTCCTCGAAGCTGATCAGCGCGTCGTCGGTGATCGAGTCGCGGATCTGCTTGGCCGTCAACGGCTCTCTGGCGGGCACGGCCGAGGCCACAGCGGGAACCGGGCCGTCAGCGGCGCGCAGCGCGCCGTAGATCGTGCGGATGACGGTCGGCAGGTCGTCGATCTTCAGCGCGCTACCGTGCACTTTGATCCATGTCTCGGTGAGCGTCACGGTGTAGCCGAGCAGCGGGTCCCAGGTCGGCAGGGCGAGGTTCTGCTTGAGCATGTCGTCGGTCATGGTCTGGTTCCTTTCAGGCGCGCCGCGGCCGGACGCCGGGCTTGATGGGTTCAGGGACGCGGCCGGCGAGGTCGATGTCGGCGGCGTCGTCGAGCAGCACGCCGATCACGGCGGCACGGGAGCAGTTGAACTTGAGGCACAGGGCATCGAGGATATCGCGCTCGGAAGCGTAGAGCGTGATGTGGATGTCGATCTTGTCGCCTTTGTCGAGATCGTAGAGGGGCATTACTTGGGGGTCCTCGGTTCGATAAGCATTGACCTATCATAGCGATCCATGCTAGTCAACAGTCCATATTCTTGGAGGCACAGATTGACCCGCAAGGAACTGGAAAGCGCGCTGGAGGCCCGCTGCGTCAAGCGCATCGAGGACCTCGGCGGGCTGGCCCTGAAGCTGGCGATCCCGGGCGTGCGGGGGTTTCCTGACCGTACCGTGCTGATGCCCGGCGCCAACGTCTTCTATGTCGAGACCAAGCGCCTCGGCAGTGGGCGGGTCAGCGCCCAGCAGATGCAGTGGAAAGTGACACTCGAACGGCTCGGCTTCGGGTGCTACCTGATAGCCTCCGACGCCGAGTTTGAACTGGCTTTGAGAAAGGAACTGGACCGATGAACGACGATGACAACGAACACTACCGCCCCGAGGGTGCAATCGTATGGGTGGTCGGCGCTTTCGCGCTGGTGCTGATCGGGTGCATCATCGTGCTGACGATGATCGCCGTGGGGTGGCTCTGATGAGCGACAAGATCGGCGCCGTGGTCAAGGCCGCGCAAGGCCTGGTCGATGCCGTGCAGGCCGACGATGTCGGCAGCATGGTGGCCGGGCAGTGGGTAGGGGGCAATGGCGGGCTGCTGTCGCGCGCCACGATCGCCGCGGCTGACAGGCTGCGCTCGGCGCTGGCAGGGCTGAAGGCTGAGAACGAGCGGGCGCCCGAATGAAGGGCTACGCCGACCTCCACGAGTACCAGCAGAACGCCATCGACTGGCTCTACAACCACGACCACAGCCTGGCGCTGATGCCGGTTGGCGCTGGCAAGACGGCGACGGCGTGGACGGCGCTGGCCGAGATGATGGACGACGGCGTGATCGCCTGCCCGATCGTCTTCGCGCCGCTGCGCGTGGCGCAGCTGGTGTGGGCGCAGGAGCGCGATGAGTGGTCGCATCTCAATGGCCGTCCGGTCGTCGAGTGGGGCGGCGAGCCGTCGGGCTGGGCCGACAGCCTGTGGAAGCAATCGCGCCTGCTGTGGGGCAGCCGGACGCATCTCGAAAGCCGGGTGCCGAAGATCGTCGACACGGTCAAGCGCCGCGTCGCTGAGGAGAAGCTCGGCAAGCTCGTGGCCGACGAGCGGCGCGTCAACAAGGAGTTGCGCCGGGCAGCGCCGCCCAAGGCCGTGCACGTCACCAGCTATGAGAACCTGCTCTGGCTATGCGAGCTCTACGCGCCCGGCGAATCGCCGTTCGATGCGTGGGTGTTCGACGAGATCGGCAAGCTGAAGAACCCCAAGTCGCCGCGCTACAAGGCGGTGCGCAAGCACACCAAGGAAGCGAAGCTGGCGATCGGTCTCAACGCTACGCCGGCGCCGGAGGGTTTCGAGGACCTGTTCACCCAGGTGCAGATCATCGACGGCGGCAAGCTCTGGGGGAAAAGTTTCCATAGCTGGCGGCAGAAGTTCTTTGCCCCGGCCGATTACATGGGCTTCTCATGGCGCTTGCAACTCGGCGCGCAGGACCTCCTCACCAAGGACCTTAACACCGTCGCTTTCAAGGTCGACGAGAAGGACCTGAGCTACCAGCGCTCGATGCAGCACGGCCAGATCGTGGTCGAGCTGCCGCCCGCCGCGCGCGCCGCCTACGTCGAGATGGAGAAGCGCATGGCGATCGAGATCGCCGGGCAGGACGACATCGTCGCCATGTCCGCGGCGGCGGCGTCGATGAAGCTGCGCCAGATCACGTCGGGCTTCATCTACGATGAGGCTGGCAAGGCGCACATCCTGCACGACGAGAAGCAGCACGCCCTCGCCGACCTGATCGACGACATGGGGCGCGAGCCGCTGCTGGTGGCCTATGAGTTCGCCGAGGACCTCGAGGCGATCCGCCGCGTCTGGAAGAATGTGGCGTACCTCGGCCAGGGCCTGTCCTCGGTCAAGGCCAAGGAGAACATCGACCGCTGGAACAAACGCGAGCTGCCGGTGATGGCGCTCCACTGGGCGTCAGCCGGGCACGGGCTCAACCTCCAAGCAGGGGGCTCCCATGTTTGCTGGTACGCTACCCCCTGGGCGCTTGAGGGTTGGATCCAGTTAAACGGTCGGGTAGATAGGCAGGGCCAGGCCCGTGCGTGCTACTCGCATTCCATAATCGCGCTGGACACTATAGACGAACGCATCGTCGATGTCTTAAGCTCCAAAGATGCAAACCAAACCGAAATAATTTCGGCTATCAGGAGCGTGTGACGGTGGCCGGAATTAGCGCAGCGATCGGCGGTTTCATAAGTCCGGAACACGCTCGAGAAGTGTGGCGATACGACCCTGAAACCGGGCAGCTATTCTGGCGCATCTCGCCGTCGAACTCCATCCCAGCGGGGTCACCTGCGGGTAACGTCAGCGGGGAAGGTTACATACGGATCGACTATCAGTACCAGCGATACATGGCACACTGGGTAGTCTGGGCGATTCTCTATGGGCGCTGGCCTACCACGATCATCGATCATCGTGATGGCGTAGGAACGAACAACCGCGAAGGCAACCTGCGCGAGGCTACCTACGATAGAAACATGGCCAATCGTCGTCGTTGGGCGCAGCATACGAACATGCGCGGCGCCTATTTCCGTAAAGCACGCGGCAACTGGATTGCGGTGTTCAAACGCAAGTACCTCGGCATGTACGACAGCGAACTAGCCGCGCACGAGGCGTGGAAGAAAGCGGCTGTCGCGCATTACGGAGAGTTCGCTCGCTTCGACTAAAGCGACACGCCGATCAGCGGCAGTGCCCGGAACAGCACGATCAGGACAGCGACCAGGATCACGAGGATCTTGGCGATCTGCTTGAAGCTGGCGTCCATGGGCAGCATGTCGAGCAGCAGCGTGACGACGTAAGCCACGATGCCGACGATGACGACCAGCACGATGAGTCCGATGAGACCTTCTACCATGGCTCGCGCCTCCTGACGCTTACCCCTACAATGCGCCGGCCCCCGGCAAGGTTCAATGTCCTTGCCGAGGGCCGTGTGTCATGTGGTGGGGGAAGTCACCGGTCTTCGGAGTCTCCAGAGGGCCTCACCTCACTTTCAATCGTTCGGGCTGGCGAAGTCGGCGGGCGCCTCGGGCGGGCGCGGCGGCTCCTTCAGGAGGCGCACGACGTCGTCGAGGAACAGGTTGAACGGGCGCTCGAAGGTCAGCAGGTCGTGGCGATTCACCCGCGCGAGCGCTTGACCCAAAATCCCGGTAATCTCCTCGAGCCGATAAAGGCGCTCGGTCATTTCTTCTCCTCGGCGATCCAGCGCCAGGTCGAGGGCTGCGTGCCGCGGCCAGCGACGAAGACGTAGTAGCCGCCCTCGGCGGCGAGCTTGCGGCTGTCCTGCTGGGCGTGCGTCTGCTTGTCCTTCGGGCCGCCGGCGCAGAGGCCGTGGTAGACGGTGCTCACTCGTCCTCCGGCAGCTTGATGCGCTGCGGCTGGAACACGGCGCGGTTGAGGTGCATGAACGCGCTCTCGATCTCGGTGCGGGCCAGCGCGACGTGGCGCTGATTGATCTCGCGGCTGTCGAGGTTGCGCACATGGGCGTCGATCTGGCGCAGGACGCGCTCCTCGAGCACCTTGTTCTCGTTGACGAGCGCGATCGCCCAGTCGGGCTGCGTCGGCTTGTAGCCCTGAACGGGCAGACCCTTGGTCTCAGTCATCAGATCAGTTCCTTGTCCTGCGCCAGCCAGACTGGCATGGTGACGACGGCGGTGTAGGCGCCGGGTTTGGGCGGGCCGTCGGGCACGAGCTCGATCTGGCTCTTCGGCAGCCACACGGCCTTGGCGTCCTTGCCGTCGTCGCTGACACGGAACGCCGCGTCGGTCTCGTGGTGGACGTAGAGCGCCAGATCGACGAGTTCATTGCGTCCGCTCATCAGACTTTCTCCGGCTGCTTGAGGTGGTGGGCGAAATGCGTGGCGATGTCGGTCTGCCGGTCGACGAGCGGGCGGAAGCGAACGATGTCGAACGCGGCCTCGGCGAATACGGCGGCGCCTGGCGGACCCCCGGCCCAATCCAGCACAGGGTTCTGTAGCTCAACCAGCCGAATACACATGCAGCCGGGCCAGTAGTCAGCAGCGACCGCGCGGATCGTATACGTTCGCCCTTTAATCGGTCGCGCGTAATCGCCGTGCGTAGGGTGGGTGAAGGTGTCGTCCACGCACACGACCTTGGCGCCAACTCGCGCCCACGACGGCAAGTCCATGGCAAAGCCTCCTAGTCGAAAAAGATCTGCACGGCGCGCCGGCCGCTGGGAGCCCACACGTCGACGTTCACCCAGGCGCGCGGCTGTTCGTAGCGCAGCGACTGGACGAGCTTGACGCGGAGGATGTCGAGGCGCTCGAGGAGGGTCATGGTACGCGCTTCCATTTTCCCCATTCCGGGACGTCGCCGTGCGTTTCCACGACCCGCTGCCTGCCGGTGACCGGGTCCTTGGAGTCGAGCCAGATAATGAATTTGTCGGACGGACGGTAGTACTCCCACGTCCCTTGGACGGTCGTCTTGCCGTCGCTCCAGATCGCTTCGTGGCGTGACATGGTTCTGGGTTCCTTTCGAAGAGAAAACGTCAGCGCCGGGTGGACCGGACCTGGGGGAGGAGGGAAGGGTGCAGCCCGTTCCTCCCGGCGCCTTGGCCTCCGGACCCTTGTCGATGCGCTTGCCAGATCGGGGGCGGGTTACTGGTTTCTGCGCGTCTTTCGGGTCGTCGGAAGTTCTTGAAGAGCGTCTGATTTATGCCGGGTATCGTGGTTTTTCCGGCAAGGTGTATTTCCATCAGACAACCTGAGCTGGGCGGCCTACTTTCAACCACGCCCTCCGCTCGCTGCTGTTGCTCTTGCAGCGCCAGCGAATTTTGTTGCTACGGATCAAACGATTTGCGGGTGCTATGTACGCCCGAGGGAAGCAGCCTCGTCATGCCGGCGCGGAGAAGGCCCGATCGTCTGTCTCTGGCTTAGTCGGACGCCGTAGCTCGCCCGGGAAAGGTCCCTTCTCCTGAGTTGATGCCGGTGCTTATACGCCGCGTCGATTTCTATGTCAAGATGCAATCCTTCGTTGCACGGTGCAATTCGCCATGCTAGACAGCGGCGCATGGATCTGGAAGAGTTGCGCCACTGGCGTCGAATGACACACGAGCAGTTCGCCCGGTCGCTTGGCATCAGCGTCGTCACGCTGTGGCGCTGGCGGAAGAACGGCGTGCCGAAAGGCCCCGCCGAGAAGCTCGTCAACAAGCTCGAGGAATCGATGCATGCCGACCAGGCAGCGAAGGTCGCGAAGCTCGACCCGTGGAAAGACCTTTAACCCAAGGAGGACAGCCGACATGGCCGTCAAGACCCAAGTCATCCCCGACGTCATCGCCTACCTCAAGCAGATCGGCAGTGCGCCCGACGCGCCGCCCTATGAGCGCCTGCTGGCCGACATGCGCGAGGCCGGGCACCACTGCTACCTGAAGGAAGTCAGCGCCGTGGCAACGCCCGACGCCTCGGTGCTCGTGCATTTCGACGTCATGGTCGGGCCGTCGCCCGACGCCATGGAACGCCTCGACGGCCTGACGACGCGCATCGCGCAGGGCCTACCGCATGTCAGCCTGTCGGCGCGGCTGCAGGCCGAGGTGGCGCTGGTGTTCATGCTGTTCGGGCGGCTGCCGCCGCAGGTGCAGCAGGCGGCCGAGGCGCCGGCCCGCCCGGATCTGCAGCAGGGCGGCCCGATGAACGGTCACGACGACACGCTCGAGCCCGAGTGGCGCAGTTCGACCGACGAACCCGAGCAGGAGTACGTCGAGGAGCCCGAGGACGAGCCCGCCCTGAACGTCATCGCCCGGCGCGAAGCCGACGGCCTGCCTATCTTTATCGACCTCTACGACTCGGGCGAGAAGGCCGCCGACCTGATCGAGGCGGTGATGGGCGAGATCGAGACCTTCCTCGCCGAGGCTACCTCGACCGAGCAGGTCGACGCCCTGCCGCGCAAGAACCCCGATATGATGACGTTCATCAAGGACCTGGGCGAGATCGCCGACAAGCAGCGGCTGCTCGACATGGTGACCAAGCGCCGCGGCCAGATCACCGGGGGTGTCAATCCGCGGCGGGCCGAAGCGCCGCGCCGGCGCGCGGCGGGTGCTCGGGCCAATTGACAGGCTCTGAATGAAGTAGCATATTGCAACTGCTGGAAGTGGTTCTCCGGCGCATCGAGTCGTAACGGATTCGGTTCCTTTCGGCAGAAGGCCGCCTCTCCCCGGGGCGGCCTTCTGTTTTTTCACTCCGTCATTTCCCGCTGCCGCTCGGCGCGCCGCCGTTCGCGCCAGACCGCCCACGACTCGGTGAGGCGGTTCTCGGTCCAGCGCGACTTGGTGTCGCCTGCCTTCTGCTGGCGCTTCTGGGCCTCCGAGCGCTTGAGCGTCACCGGGGCGCGGTGAAGCGCTCCGGCGATGGCACCCTTGCTGGCGACCAGCTGCTCAGCCGCCTGCGTGTAAGTCATGCCGCGCTCGCGCACCAGGTAGACGGCGGCCTTGGCCTGCTCGAGGGCCGTCATATCGCCCCAGAGCTTCATACGTCGATGTCCTTGTCGTCGACCGGCTCGATGGCCGGGCGCTGGGGTTGGGCGGTGCTGCGGCGGATTTCCTTGACCCCTGCCGCGTCGTTGTAGAGCCAGAACAACGCGCGCCCGTCAGACGTCACCTGGAAGATAGGCGACTCTCGGCTGAACCCGACCACGTCGTACCACCCGTTCAGGATCGAAAAGCCGCCGGTCGATAGCGCCCCTTCCAGCCGAACGCGATCGCCGCGCCGTGGCGGGCCGTCGTCGGCGGGCGGCACGGCAGCGAGGACCTCGTCGACGGTCGTGGCAGCGCCGGCGGGGAAGGGCGTCGTCTGCGGGGGCGGATCGCCTTCACGCCATTCGCCGGTGGGCCAGTGCGGCCAGACGAACGGCTGCGGTACTTGCGGTTCGCTCAGACGCTCGAGCTTGTCGAGCCGCGCGGCGAGCGCCGCCTGCTCGCGCCCGAGGATGGCCTGGCCGTCGACCACGGCGTTGTTGTGCAGGGCGAAGGCTGTCGTGAGCTCGTTGAGCTTGCGCTCGGCGTGGTCGACCCGCTGCGACATCTCGGCGAGCAGCGAATCCTTGGCGATGACGTGGTCGGCCCATTTGTCGACGACGCCCTGCGTCCGCAGGATCGTGTCGGTCAGGCGCTCGACGCCGGTCGTCAGCTTGCCGACCGTGACGATCAGGTCGGCGATGCGTTCCTGGTTGAGTTGCTGCGCGATCTCGAGCGCGGCGAGGCGTTCTTTCCTGGTGGGCATGGTTCTGGTTCCTTTCTCGGGCAGCGCCCCGGTGATCGGGTCGGCGTAGAACGACGTGATGAATGCCTGGACCTTGACGAGCTGCGCGTCGGTCAGCGACGCCAGCGTATACGGACTGTCCAGGGCTTCGGTTATTGTGTCGTGGCGTTGCCGGGCAATGACGGCGAGCATCTCGTGCAGTTTGGTCATGGGTTCAATCTCCTTTCGAGGTTCAGGCCCGCAAATCCCACGGGTCGGCGGATCGACCGAACAGCTTGCGGATGTCGGTCTTGGGGCCGACATGCAGCATGTCGGCGTCGTTGAAGATCAGGATCAGGCCGCGATCGGCGGCGGACTGATCCATCCAGATATGCTCCAGCGCCTGGGGCGCAACGCCGTCGCGCACGCCGATGCGGCGAGCGCGGATCTGGACGAACCAGCGGCGGGAGTGCGGAGGGCGCCAGATCTTGAGGCCCTTCGGGTCGAAGGTCGGCTCCTCGATGCGGATCAGCACGGCGGGCATGCCCATGTCGATGAAGCGCACGAAGAGCATCCGCATGGTGCGCTGCCGGCGCGCCTCGGGAATGCCGACCATGTAGCCGCGGAAGACGCGGTTATGCAATTCGATCAGCCGGTCCATGATGTCCTCGCTGATGGCGAAGACCAACGTCTTACCCTGCAGCGTGGCGTTGACGCGCACCGTGTCGACAGCGACGGCGCGGCCTCTCCTGTCGGGCTGGCCAGTGGAGGCAGCGATCGGCTTGCCGGTCTTGCGGTCTTTCTTCTTGGAGCGTTTGTTTTTCCGCCGTCGCTTGATCGGCTCCTTCTTGGGCGGTCGGTTGGGGCTGGTGACCATTCAGCGGATGCCGGCGTACATCGCGCGCATAATTTCGCCATCAATGCGGCTGGCCATGACGCGTCTGATCTCCGAAAGGATGGCCGGATGTACGATCATCTGGGTGCCGATCTGGAACGCCGCCGGCTCTTCGCGCCTGACGATGTTCTGGCGGAAACCGCGCTTCAGTCGCCGGGCGGCTCGACTCGGCGACCGGACACGCGACCAATCCTCCACGGTTTTAGTGGCGTGCAGACTCTCGATGATCTTGACGCCGTTGAGCACGCCAATTTCGGATTTGATCATGGCTCTGGTTCCTTTCAGGCGCCCTTCGGCGGGCGCAGCTTGATCGACAGGTCGATCGGGCGGTAGGCGATGCGGCAATGCGCCGGGCAGTAGGGCTTGCCCTCGGTGGCGGGCTGGCCACAGAAGGTCCAGGGCGTGGTCTCGCCGAGCGGCCACTTGCAGGTGTGGTCGGTGGTCTGCGCGAGGCTGAGCGGGGTCGTGTCCGGGAGGGGCTGCCAGGGGTCGGTGGTCATGGCAACGCCCTGCGAATGACGATGCTGCCGTTCTCAAGGGTGATGGTAACGCGGTCACCCTGCTTGAGCCCAGCGCCCTCCAGCATCTCCTTGGTCAGGTGCAGAGCGAGGCTGTTGCCCCATTTCGCGACTTTGGTTCGGAGCTTCATACCCCCTCCTTGTCGGGCTGTTGAGCGAGGGCGCGGGATGCGGCACGCAGATCGTCTAGCCGCATCGCCCACTGCTTCTGCTCACTGTCCGTGTAGACGACGATGAACTCGGCATCAGCCGGGGCCTCGCTGAGCACCACTGTCGCCAAGTTGGCAAACGGCTTCAGCGCCTCCTTCATCTGAGAGAGTGCTGCTTCTGCGGCGGTGGCGCGGGCGGCCCAAGCAGTAGCTGCCTCGTCGTTCTCTATCGCCGCTATGCCATTTCGTTCGGCTTCGGCCAGTGCTGCGCCCCGTTCTTCAGCTATCCGGGAGATTGCGTCAGCGGCCGTGTCGCAGATCGACATATAGACGCCGCCGCATCTGGCGTCCCTCGTTCCGCTGGCGCGCAGCCTCGCAACCAGTTCTGCCTCGTCTTGGGTGAGGTGCGTCATTTCGGCTGCTCCGATTGGAGGGCGGACAGGGCGCGAAGCTTTGCGGCAAGGCTGAGCAGTTCACACTGCGCTTTCCAGTGCCCGTGCCCGCCGATATCGTCCCCTCTGCCGTAAGCCGATTTCTGGAACTCGCTCTGTGCCTTTGCCTGCGCATCGGCAACCTTGGCGCACTCTTCGATGGTGGCAGCGCGGTCCCCCGCCTCCACCCGAGCAGGAGGGAGGGCGGCGTAGAGGGCAGCGCGAACGCGGGCCTTGGTCTCCATCCAGTTCGGGCTCACCCATGTCTCGGTATTGCCGGGGTCGGTGTATTCGCCGAATAAGCTGTCCATGAAGCGCTGCACGAGCGCGTCCGTGACTTCCACCCCACCAGCATCCCCTATGTGCTGGGGAGAGGGGGAGGCGGCGATCATGGCGTTCCACGCCGCTCGGCCTATTCGCTCGGTTGCCGGTTCGAGAAAGTGGCGCGCCGCGTCAATCATCGCCTCAGTCGGCTCGCGCGGCACCAGCACAAACTCCCCGCTTTCTGACACGTCATCTGCAACGGGTGGGGGTGAGGGGGTGGCGGCGGGAGGCGGAAGGGCGGCCGGTTCGCTGCTTTCAGTGTGGAACGGCAGCCAGCCGATAGCCGTGGCCCCGTGGGCATGGCAGAATACGTCCTGCTCCCACGACCAGCCGACGATATCCCATCGATCCTCGCCTGTGTTGGCCTTGTTGTTCGTTCCGATTGTCCACGACGGCTCTGCCGTGTCTTCGAAAGCCCCCGCTGCGGACTTGCGGTCGAACTTCACCAGCAGTCGAAGAATGCTACCGTCCTTCGGCGCATCTTCCATAGGGAACGCAAAATCGGGGCCGTCAAGAGCGGTCATTTGTCGTCTCCAGTGCTGTGAGATTGGAGGGCGCGCGGACGTTTCGGGCATGGCTTCGCGAGCGCGCCCCATCCCCCGATATGGTCGGTAGCGCCGCAGTTGACGCAGATTTCGTCGTAGCTGCTCGCGTCCATCGAAATGCGGGTGACGTGGCTCGGGTGGCAGCGGTCCAGAGCGGGCTTCACGTCAGTCGGAACGTCTGTCATGATTGAACACCTGGTTGGGATAGGGCGGAGACGAGGGCGAGGACTTCGCGGAGGTCCGCTTCATACTGCCGGTCGCGCTTTGCTTGCCGCGCGTGGTCAACAGCCATGCGAACGGCGTAGACGTTGTGGCCGCCAGTGCGGGCCTCGAAAATCGCCATCTGGTCGGACAGCGCCTCGGCCACGGCCTCGTTGTTTTCGGCGCACTTGCGGTCTTCATCCGCGCGCTTCATCAACCTATCTCTCAATTTGGATAGAGCTTCAGGGGTCATGCTGCCGCCCTCCACGATGGGACCTGCCGGCAGAGGGCGTAGACCGCTTCCGCCTTGGCCTTCATCCGGTCAGCGTCTGACTTGTCGTGGTCTCCCGCAACGTAGCCGCCGACCGCGATGGTGTAGACATGCTCCGCGTAGTCGATAGCGCGATCGACAGGGAGCCGCTTGGCGCCCTCGCACCAGTTGCAGACGGCGCCGAGACTTCGGAACAAGTCCCAAACGCCAGTGCCGCCGCAACTCGGGCAGATGATCTTGGTGATCCTGGCGTGAGCTTCAGGGGTAATCATGGGGTGCGTCCTTCGGCTTTGGAGATGGCCTTGCGCGCCGCTGCGTGTTCGATACTGTTGTGGTGCGCGACGTGCAGATCCAGCAGTTCGCGCAGTGCCTCCAGCAGCTCAGGCGCGGCGGCGATCAGGCGGGCGTTGGCCCGCCCGAAGTCATCGGCTCGGTTGCCGATCAGTGCGACGAACCGCCCTAAATCATCACCCTTGCAATGGTGCGGGAACGCCTCTGGGACCGCGTCCGAATGGATTTCGTAGTCATCGGCCGCAACTAGCTGCCACGGCCCCGGCGTGTGCTTTACCTCCCCCATCTTACCTCTCCCCAGTGGTATCGAGGGCTTGGGCGTCGGCCGGGCGCTCGGTGAGCCGCGGCGCCGGGCGGTTGGGTGGCGTCTGGATGTCGAGCGCGGCGTTGGCGCGCACGAGAATGTCGAGCTGCTCATCGCGGCGGGCGAGACGCGCCTGGATGTCGACCTCGAGGCGCGCGATGGCCGTGTCGGCGTCGGCGCGGATGCGGCTGGCGTCGGTTTCGAGGGCCTCGATCTCCTTGGTCAGGTCGTCGACCTGCCGCTGGGCCTCGGTGCGCCGGGTGGCGATCCAGGTGACGAACTCGGAATCGCCAGCGAGATACGGTCGAAGCTCGGTGGCGCTGTCGGCGTCGGGGACGAGGATATGGTGGGCTTGCTTGCGGGCCATGGCGGTCACTCCAGCAGCCGGGCGACGAGCCGCGGCCAGTTGTGCTCGACGCTGAGGACGAGCAGGGCGAGGGCGACGAAGAAGAGGGCGATCGTCGCCGCGGTGTCGAAGTGGCGGTGGGCGAGGGTTCGGTAGAGGAGGCGGGTCATTTGGTCACTCGGTACTGGATGTTGCTGGCGGACTTACGACCCGCAAAACGAACGACGTCATCGGCGATAATCGTCTGGTGGCATCGCTGCCCGTGGATGTCGTTCCAGCGGACCTCGACACGCGTCCCGTCGGGCACCGGGCATTCGCCGCTGGGCCAGTCGATCCACGGGTTGTCGTCGGTCCGCGGCGCGTGCCCGGTAAACTCCGCTGGTCCGCCGTAGCCGGCGCTGCGCGCGGAGTGCGTGCTGCTGTTGACGTCGGGCGGCTGCGCGGTGGCGGCCTTGATGGCTGCCGACGCGGCGGCCGGGCCGTTGATGTCGAGCGCGGACATCAGCGTCGGCGTGGCGGACGTCAGCTGGGCGAGGCTGTCCGCGATGCGCTTGAGGGAGATGGCGATGCTGAACATGGCCTCAGCTTCAACGCTGCGATAGGCGGGCGCTGGCGCTGGCTCGGTAGCGGCCACGGCGGGCTCGAGGCGGGCTCTGTAATCGGCGGCCGAGCCTCGGAAGCCCGGGTCGGGGTTGTCTCGGTAGGAGGAGGGCATTTGGGTTCTGGTTCCTTTCGTTCGGGGGTCGTGCTGGTTCAGTCTTCTTCGGTGTCGTCGTCGAGCGCACCGCGGTGGACGAGGTTGTCGATCCGCGTATTCAGGACGTTTCCGTCCTTGAAGACGATGGCCTTACGCCGTGGCCACTCACCGTGGGCGATGAACCACGCAATCGAAGCGGCGGCGTAGTGCCTCCCGTGAACGCGCACCTGCGGTCGGTTTGTGGTCAGCGCTTCGACGAGATAGCCAGCCGGCGCGCCGGGGAAAGGCCCTTCGCGATAGACAAGGCCGCTCGGGGCGTTGGCGAACCAGAGCTTGGCTTCGGCCAGCGACATGGCCTGGCGCCCGTTGGGCTTGTCACCGACAGCGAATATCTGGTCGTCGCCGGGAAGCACGATGCGCGGGGGGTTGCGGTCAATCCACGCCAGCGCCGCCAGCAACCGGTATTGGTACGCCTCGGCGTCGCGCTTTTTCCTGAACCGAGCGTATATCGTGCTGGCGTTGCGGGGCGAGTAGCATTCCCACTCTTCCTGATGGCGGCTCCAGCGCACCCCCTTGACCTTCGAGGACGTGCGGGCGATTGCGCGCTGGCGGCGGCGATACTCGCGCATGTAGGCGGCGGCCGGGTTCTCCGACAGGTGCTCTTCGGCCAGATACATGTCGTCGAGCGGGATGGTCATCGGGTCGCGGTCGGCGTTGGTTTCCAACTTGACCGGGCCGTCGGGCCACTCGCCGTGGGCCAGAAACCACGCGATAGACGACGCGGGCAGGGACCGGCCGTTAACGCTGATGACAAGGCGCTTGTCGCGCTCGACCCAGCTGCCGGCGAAGTCGCCGGCAAGAACGCGCGGTGATCGCTGCTCGCGCCAACGTAGCGACCCGTCATCGGGATCGTACTCGATGAGGCGGCGAATGTCGGCCAGGGTATTATCAGATACCAACGGCAAGGCGGTTTTCCGTGCTTAGGAAGTCGGTCTGTGAAGGCGTATAGCCGCTTTTTGGGCGGCTGTCAACGCGAACATAGCCAGGCGGCTTCGTACTAAGCTGGCGTAAGGAAATCCACTGCTGCCGATGCCGCCGCCCGGATCGGTCGGTCGGCGTAAACTTTCAGGGGCGATTTTCCCCTTGTTCTCCGGCTATATCTCTTAGCTATGGAGTAGTATGAGACTCTAAAGGTTACAGTAAGAACGTTAATAAGAAGGTAGTAACTTAAAAGCTGGGGACCTTAGAGAGGTGTTACTGTTCCATGTGCTGGCCCCGCCGCCGCGGTCAGAGATCCGCGGCAGCGATGGCGAGAGCGGTAGTCAGCTGCCAAGGCCCTAAAGGCGTGCGCCCGCGGTGACACCTCCACCATGCGCGCTTTTTCGAGCGGCGCCAGTTGCGGAAGCTGGGGACGAGCTCGACGGTAGGGTCTGACCTGAGCCAGACCCTGTCGCGTGCGTCCACGGTGACGAGCCGTTCACTCATCGTCGAAGTCGGACGAGAGCAGGCCATCGGCGTCCATAGCCAGGCCGGCGTCGGCCATCGAGAGCAGCGAGGCGAGCAGGTCGGCCGCATCGCGACGATCGGCTCGGGTCGAAGCTCCTTCACTTAGCCGAGCGGCAACGCGAGCGGCGCGGCGCGCGATCGGGCAACGGGGATCTGGCAGGCTGGCGCAGAGGGACATCAAGAGGCCGGCGGTCGTGGTTGGTTCGGAATGCAGGGCAGGCATGGTTCAGGGTTCCTTTCGTGGTCCGTCCTGATCGACGGTTGAGGCGCGCCAGCGGTTGACGCGCCCTGCAGTCGATCAGGTCACCAGCGCGGCCCGTAGAAGGCCACGCCGTTCAGGGATACGAAACTCTGGCCGACATGATTGCCGCGCGCCAGCGCATCCCAATGGCAGTTGGTGCTGTCTTCCCAGGCGCAGGGCGGGAAGGTCAGGGCGAGGATGGCGTAAAGGATGGTCATGGCTGGCCTGCCACGGGCGCGGAACGCCATGCGTCGTATCGGGCATTGCGCTCGGCGGCGGTTTCGCCCGCCTTGGCTATGGCGGCGGCTTCCCGTTCGGCGCTGAAGGCTTCACCTGACGCGGCGAGCTCAAGTCCGGTGCGCAGCACATGCAACAGGTTATCGAAGCCATAGGCGACGGCTGTTGCCTTGCGGAAGTGGTAGCGGTTCGGCTCTCCGGCACGGGTGAAGGTGTCAGCCAGGCAGGTGTCGACGTCGCTCGCCATGTGCCAGCTGATGACGTGCACGTCAGGCTGAGGGGATTGCCCGTCGAATGAGGCAGTGACGCACAAGCCGCGAGCGGCGCGGATGTGCACGTTCACCTCATGGGGCGATAGCGACTCGCCTTCAGGCTCGAGCCGGGCAGTGGCGCCCAGCTCGGTCGCGAGCGCGATGACGGCTTGCGCCATCTGGGCACGATCGGCTTTGCGGCGTTCGGTCAAAGGCATGGTTCAGGTTCCTTTCAGAGAGGGTTCAGCGGGTTCCAAAGCGGCGGTATCGAGCCTTGGCCAATCGCGACCACACGGGCCGCGACCAGGCAGGGTTCACTGGTAGACGGCAAGCCCTCGCGAGTAATAGGCGTCAGCGTCAGCGCCCGGCGGAACGTCGCCCGGCCGGAGGATATACAGCGCGGCGCCGCGCGGATCGCCCTGCACGTAGTGGCTGAGGTGCGGATAGCGCGCCATGATCGACGCCAGGCGCTTCAGGGCACCGGTCTCGCGGTCTGCGGTTGGCGTGCGCCGGCCGGAGTGCGACGAATACCAGTAGCATTTGCCCGTGGTCTCATCGCGCTCGACGCCACCATTTTCGACGCCGCATTCGAGCTCATGCCAGCGGTGCAGCTGCATGGCGATACGGCGCAGGGCGTAGGCGTCCGCTACGCCGAAGTCAGCGCGGACAAGAGTGAGAACGCTTTCAGGGGTTTTACGTGGCATGGTTCAGGTTCCTTCCGGTTCAAGCGCGAGGGATTCGCCGCTTGCTAAAGCCTTGTCGCGTTGCCGCGGCAAGGCTCGAGCCTGAGGCGTGTCAGGCGACACGGCGGAGGTTGACCAACTGACGGGAGTCGTATTCGCGGCCGTAATACGCCTGACCCCATGCCGCGCGAACGTTAACAGCGCGCCACTTGCCGCCGAAGTTGTTACGGCGCCATGTGCCGCACCCGGTGACCTTGCCGATCGGCACGCCAGTCCAGAGGGTCAGGCCCTTGTCGGTGATGTAGGCCGAGAAAGCGTCGGGCTGGTCGCGGTTGAGTTCATATTCTTCGATGGCGCCGCGCATGTCGTTAGTGCACCCGGCATAGTCGGGGTGCGCAGCCAGTTCCGCCGACATGCTGGACCAGCCACCACGGCTGAAGGTAGCGTTAGCTTGGCGGTAGGCCTCAGCCTTGTCACAAGCGGCGCGATAGACGGCATAGGTTTCAGCGGAGATCATTTGGTTCCTCGGTTCCTTTGGAGTTGCAGGCGGTCGGGTCAGGCCATGCGGGGATCGGTCGGACTCACGACTTGGCAACGCAATTCGTGGCCGTAACGGTTTTCAGGCTTGGGCAGACTGATGACGCGGAAACCCTTTTCCAGCGGGCCGTCGACGCGTTCCAGCCCCATCTCACGCTGGCGGGTGCGGGCAAGGTCGCAAGCGGCGTTGAAGGCGTCGCGGTATTCTTTGTAAAAGCTCATTTGGTTCGGTTCCTTTGGGGTTGCAGGCGGTCTAGTGAAGCGGCGCAGGATAGGGTGCGCCGCTTGGCTCGACTGTCACAGGTACGGGTCGAGCAGGTCTAGCCAGATGTCGTGCGTCAGTTTCTCAGGGTCGCGCGTCTCTGCAGCGTCGAATGCGTCACGCAAGGCGGTAGCGTCGTCGCCTTGAATGAACAGGTCACGCGACGGACTGCCGTTCTCGCCGAAATTGAAGGCGTAGGACAGACCGTTGCCGTAGCTGGCCACACGGAAGGCGTCAGCGTTTTTACCGGATTGATGGATCACGATAGCGGTCATTTGGTTCGGTTCCTCAAGGGGTTACGGCAAATCAGTTATGCCTTCTACCTGCTAACCATCCATCTAAGTCAGACGTTTGTCAAGCGACCTGCTTCAAGTAGCATGTTGCTACCATCGAAAGGCGCGGGTATGCAGGCGGTTGCGCCCGGTTGACGTGGCGCTGTGATCCGCCGCGATACAGGCGAAGTTAGGTTTTGACACTTGCCAGGTTGCAACCTGTGAATTTCCAGCCACTGAACACCGTGCAGCTCGACCCGAACGACGCGCTCGACGGACTCACGCCAGCGCAGCAAGTGTTTGTGTCTTATGTGTTTTCCGGGCTAACGGCGATCAATGCCTACCGGCAAGCCGGGCTTGGAACGGGCAGCGATGACGCGTCGGTTGGCGTCAACGCGAGCAAGATGCTCAACGAGCCGCGCGTGCAACTAAAGCTGCGCCAGTTGCAAGCTAAGAGGGATGAACAATCAACTCTTGCCCCATTCTTAACAAGAGAGTGGATACTCAATGGTGTAGCACGTCTAGCGCAGCATGCAACCAAAGAAAGCGTCCAGCTGGGAGCCTACAAGTTACTAGGTCAGACGGTAGGTATCGACTTGTTCCGCGAAACAACCGTGGTCGAGCGACGCCAGCGCAGCCCCGAGGAGATTGACGCGGAGCTACGCAAGCGCCTGGACGAACTGTCCGTTACTATCGAAGGGCGCGCGACATCCAAGCCGGCGCAGCCGGCAGTCACGCTGCAACCGGCCGACCGCCGACGCAAGCCTGCCAAGTAGCAACTTGAAACCGATGGGGTGCGCCAGGCCAATCGTTTGCGCGCATGCGTAACGCATTGGTTACGGATGACGCACGCCGCGCTCGGGCCTGCCGGGCAGCACGCCGGCAGCGGCCGGCCGTCGATGCTGGCAGGTGGCAGGTGCCGACCTGGAGGCGGCCGGCGGAAATCGTCATAGGCGAGGTGGGGGTGGGGTGGGGGAGGACCATGGGCTGAGCTAGGTACTTGCCTGGGTATAGACATGCCTTTTGGCTCGCTTTCCCGCACCGATATACGAATTAAGTTGAAAAGTTGAAAAATATATGAAAAAATAAAAATCGGTCAGGGGCTCCACACCCCCGACCGACCAGAGCAACCCAGCAGTTAGGAGCTGCCAGATGCCAATCAACGATATCCTGCTTCATCCGAAACGCGAAATGGTCGAGCACCGGTTCAACTCGCGCGTCGACCGCCGAGAGCCCGACGAGTGCTGGCCCTGGACCGGTGAACTCGAGCCCGCCGGCTACGCTTTTTTCTACGGCCAGAAGATCATCGATCGTGCGCATCGCTGGGCCTATGTGTTCGCCAAGGGGCCGATCGGGCGCTACTCGGAGAACCGCAGCTTGTGCGTATGTCACACCTGCGACAACCGGGCCTGCTGCAATCCGGCGCACCTGTTCGAAGGCACCGACGCAGACAACGCCGCCGACATGGCGCGCAAAGGTCGCGTGCAGCGCGGCAGCAAGCACTACGCCGCCAAGCTAACCGAAGAACAGGTGCTCGCCATCCGGCTGGACACACGACCCTACCGAGAAATCGCTGCCGACTACGGTGTCGGAACCGGAACTATCGGCAACCTGTTCAAGAAAGGTAGCTGGCCCGGGCTACCTTTCGTTGTCGCTGACAGAACCGCCCAACGCGGCGCCGCCAACCACTCCGCCAAACTTACAGAAGACGCGGTGCGCGCGATACGCCGCGATCCTAGAACGCTCGACGAAATAGCAAAAACGCACGGCGTAGACCGCAGGAACATCTACTACGTCAAAATACGCGCGACATGGTCGCATTTGCCGCCCCACCCGGATGACGTACCTGCCGCGCGCGGCACCCGCGGCCGCCCTCGCGTAACTCCGGGCGAGCCTGTTAGACCGCAAGGCCGGCTCGGCCAACTGCGTCGTGCCGTCGAGCAGCTGCAAGCGCAGCGGCAACCGGTCGAAGGAGGCTGGTTCGTGCCTGTCGAAGCGATGCAGCGTCTCGATGAGAAGCTGTGACCCCGAACCGGGAAACCCCGGTTCGATATCGGCCCACCGATATCGGGGCTTGCACCCCACCAGCGACCGGCGGTAGCCTCGAACCTGCCGAACCGAAAAGGACACCCCATGACCAACGTCGTCACCCTCCACCCGAAGGAAGACGAGGAGCCACAGGTCTGGACCTGCGGTAACTGTGGTAGCCAGGACTTCATGCTCTACAGCGACGGCAGCACCGAGTGCTCGATGTGCGAGAGCAGGGACGACAGCGTCCGCGGCGGCTGGGTCGAGCGGCTCGAGCCGGACCCGGAGTTCGACGAGGACATCACGCCGCGGCAGCTCGTGCACCACAGCACGCCCAGCTTCGCCCGCAACGCCGTCATGCGCGGCGTCGACGACGACGCCTGTGCGGTCGTCGTCATCTGGCCGACCGGCCGGGTGAAGGCGTGGAGCATCTTCGACCAGCACGACAGCGACGAGCGGAAGGCGTGGTACTACGCCCAGCTGCGCGTCGCGGGCAGTCTCGCCTTCGGGGTCAAGGATGACGCCGGCGTCCTGCCCGGCCACGACGAAGATCCGCCGGGCGCGGCATGACCGAGCGCACGATCGATCTCGACAGGAAGACCCGGGCGCTGCGGTCCGGGTCGAGGTGGGCGGTGCAGAAGCTCCAGCCCGACGGCAGCTGGGACATGGTGGCCGCATGGACGGGCGGTCGCCGCAGTCTCCTGAAGTGGTGCGAAGAGAACCACGTCGCCCCGACGCGCGACGCCGAAGCGCAGCTGGCCGTGATTCCGGAGAGCGACGGGTTCAAGGACCGATGACCGACCACGCCGCGGCGATCGCCGGTATCATTGTGGTGGTGCTGACGTTGCTGGCGCCGGCCCTCGGCGCCATCCTGCCGCGCAGCCATGACACGAGCACCTACATGCCCGGCCCGGCCGACGGCGTCTTGCCGTTTCAGTGAGGGCAGTGTAAGGTCCAGCTCAACACTCCATGTTGTTGGGCATAAAGACACCAGTGCCGACCAAGATCGACCCCTCACTGAGACCCTTCCACGCCAAGGTCTACGAAGCCATCCGCGAGTGCTGGCTCGACTTCGGCGTCAGCCCCAGCCAGGTCGAGCTCAGCCATGCGTGCATGTGCTCGTCGACCACGGTGATCCAGGCCATCCGCGAGTTGAAGAAGCGCGGTTACATCACCGCCCAGAAGAGTCGCGCCAGATCGTTGAAGCCGACCAACATCGACCTCCAGATCCTGATCAAGGCCCCCGATCCGTGGGGCGACCTCAACCCGCCAAAGCGTTATTGGAAGCGCGTCTGAGCCGAACAGCCCTACCGCGCGTTGACCCCGAGCCGGGATACCCCAAGAAGGACTGACACGATGACCTCGATCGACCCGACCACCATCAAGCAGAACAGCTGGACCGAGAACCTCGGCAGCGACTTCATCGCCGTCGACGCCCTCGGCAATGTGCTCGCCCGGGCCAACGACCGCGAGAGCGCCGAGAAGGCCGCGCCCGACAACGCCGGCGTCTTCAGTGCCAGGGATCTCGTGCCGCAGGCCAAACAGCCGAAGCAGACCGAAGCCAAAGCGCAGGACGATCTGCCGAAGCAGGCCGACGTGAAGGCCGAAAAGCCACCGGCGCCCGATTCACCGCCCGAGCAGACAGTGCCGGCTATCGACGCCATCGCGACCGGGAACCCCTTCGACCACGACGGCGACGGCTCGAGCGGCGGGTCCAAAGCCGGCGAAGAGAGCACGGCCGCAGTCGGCGCCGCCCGCAAGCGCAAGCCGGCCAAGGACGTCGAGTAATTGCCGAACGGCGTCGGAGAGACTAACTACCGCCCATGATCTCCGACGCCGACCTCGACAAGCTCCGTCGCAACATCGACCACCTCGACCCGGGCCAGAAGGCGCGCGTCCTCGAACTGCTCGAGGAGCGCGATAAGTCGCGCCGGTATCAAGAGGCGCGCGATCACTTCCTGCCGTTCGTGAAGTTGATGTGGCCTGACTTTATCCCCGGTGCGCACCACACCTTCATGGCCGAGGCGTTCGAGAAGATCGCCAGCGGCGAGCTCAAGCGGTTGATCATTAACATGCCGCCGCGGTTCACCAAGTCCGAGCTGTCCAGCTGGCTTCTGCCGGCGTGGCTGATCGGCAAGAACCCGAAGAGCAAGGTGATCCAGGCGTCGAATACTGAGAACCTAGCTTCCGGTTTTGGCCGTAAGGTCAGGAACCTGATCAGCGGCGAAGGCGGCGACACGACCAAGGCCGAAAACCCCTATCAGTTGGTATTTCCCGGCGTGCATCTGGCCAAGGATAGCCAGGCCGCCGCAGGGTGGCACACCAACTATGGGGGAGAGTATTTTGCCATCGGTGTCAACGGCAAAGTTACTGGAAAAGGGGCAAATTGCGCATATTTCGCTTGTAAGTGCCTGACAAAACGAGGCATTCTACCCATGTCAAAAATCCGAGTTGGGGATGAGGTATGGGCCTATGACCACAAAACCGGGCAGACCTGCTGGACGGTCGTCCGCGCAGTATCCACAAAACTCACAACGGACTCTCTCGTTGATGCCGGAGATCTGGTCTGCACTGCCGACCATCGCGTCTACACCGCCAGAGGCTATCGCCCGGCGAGAGAAACCTTCGCCGACCGTGACGCTTACGTGCTATCGCTGCGGGAAAGTCTACGAACGCTCGAGGAAAGAACACGAGCGAGCGCATCGTCGGCACGGGAAACGGAACGAGGTTCGGACGTACTGTTCCAAAGAGTGCTTCCACGTGAAGAACCCCGAGGATACGTGCGCTTGCGGCCGGGAAAAGGCACCAGCAGCAAAGACCTGCAAGGTATGCTACCTGGCCGAGCACAGCGCCAAGCTGTCGTGCACGATGTGCGGCAAGGAGTTCATGCGCCCGAACTCCGAGGTGCAGAAGGCCCGGGAACGCCACGCCACCGAGAACGCTTTTTGCTCGCGCGGTTGCTACGAGGAGCATCGATCTACGCGCGTGCTGCCTTCAGCAGCACCGACCGGCGAATGCAAGACCTGCGGGAAGCAGGTGTTCGGTGCGCGGAAGTATTGCTCAACAGCGTGCTACGGGGCGAGGAAAGCCAAGGACGTCGAGTATTCGGGGGCGTGGTCGGCCAGTCGCAAGAAAGTGAACGCCCGAGACGAGAGCGTATGCGGCTTTTGCGGGCAGGTTCGGAAGCGCACACAAGTCCACCACATAGACCACAACGCGAGAAACCACGCGCTGTCGAACTTGATACTGCTGTGCGACCCGTGCCACAGCCATTATCATCATCGAGCATCGGAATCTGCGCAGAAGATTTTGCAGGCCTTCTTCAAGGAGAAGGTGAATGGGTCGTAGACATACAGACCGACACAGAGAATTTCTTCTGTGAAGGAGTGTTAGTTCACAACTGTGCAATAATCGACGACGCGCACTCAGAACAAGAAGCAAAACAGGCGGAGCATAGCCCAGAGATATTCGATACAGTTTGGGAGTGGTACTCATCAGGTATTAGACAACGCCTTCAGCCCGGCGGGGCTATAGTGATACCGATGACGAGATGGTCTAAACGCGACCTATCTGGTCGTCTTATAAAACAGATGCAGGAAGCGACAGGCCTCGCCGACAAGTGGGAGGTGCTGTCCTTCCCGGCCATCCTTGACGAGGGTCTCCCAACAGAACGGTCGATGTGGCCGGGCTTTTGGCCGCTGGCTGAATTGCAGAAAACTCGTGCCGCGCTGCCATTGTCCAAATGGCAGGCCCAATACATCCAGGAGCCCACCAGCCAGGTCGCCGCGATCTTCAAGCGCGACAGCTGGCGCATGTGGGGCGAGGACACGATCGAAGACCAGAAGATGGGCAAGAGTTCGTGCCCGGCCCCGCAGCATCGCGAGGCGTGGAACAACCTCGACCCGCCGGCGTGCAAGTTCACGCTCCACTCCTGGGACGCGGCGGCGACCAAGAACAACCGCAGCCACCCGAGCGCCTTCACCAGCTGGGGCGTGTTCGAGGTCGAGGACCCGGCGACCGGCAAGACGATCGACAACCTGATCCTGCTGAGCGCCATGGACCGGCGCATGGAGTTCCCGGAGCTCAAGAAGACCGCCAAGGAGTTCTACGACGAGGACCAGCCCGACGAGGTGCTGATCGAAAACAAGAGCGCCGGCATGCAACTGATCCAGGAGTTCCGGTCGAGCGGCCTGCCGGTGCAGGATTTCTCCGGCTCGAGCCGCGGCACCAAGGCCGCGCCGAACGACAAGATCGCCCGCGCCAATCTCGTGTCCGACATCTTCGCCTCGGGCTATGTCTGGGCGCCCAACCGGCGCTGGGCCGAGAAGGTCATCGAGCAGATGGCCGACTTCCCGAACGGCGAGGCCGACGACTACGTGGACAGCAGCGTGCAGGCGATGATACGTTTCCGCGCCGGCGGTCTGATCCGCACCGCCAATGACGAGCCGGAAGATGACGACATCCCGCGCCCCCGCCGCAAGAGGTACTATTGATGGCTGACGCAGCATTCGCCGGGCAGGGCATCGCCGCAGCTGACCCCG